GAACAACTGTTTTTATTCATCGCCGTTGCAAAAGCCAGATGTTTTTACTGAAAGTGCATCGTTTTTTCTGGAATGGCCTGCATCTATTTGCAGGCCATTTTTATTTTTTACAAAAATATGTGGGGCCGAAAGTGGGGCCATCTGGGGCCAACTGGGTGGCCGTTTGGGTGGAGGTTCCAATCTGACCACCCAATGCTCTTCCGGCCTGCACTGTCTGGGGCTGGGGCCTGCTGTTCACCCGTGGGCCTTCTTGATGGCCTCCGTGGTGGCATTTGCCAGCTCTGCCCTCTGGCCCTGCATCTCATGCTGGTATACTCCGAATGTGTCCATGTTCTTGCTGTGGCCCACGAGCATCTTCAACTGCCCCTCTGTGAGCTGCCCGGCCTCCATGCTGACAAAAGTGTGCCGCAGCTCGTATAGGGTGATTCTGGGCGATATGCCGTTTGTGTCCTGATACTTTTCCCACCGGCGGGCAAGCGACCGCTGACATGGTATCTGGAACAGCGGCGTGTTATAGTTGAGCTGGATACCCTGAGCCTTCAAGAGCTGCACCTGTGCCTCGTATGCTTCTCTGGCCTGCTGGCACATATCGAAAGACCTGACGCTGTTCTCATTCTTGCCTGTTGTCTCCTCGTCCAGCGTGTTGATGCTGCGCCGGAGGTTGACTGTGTTCCCTTTGATGTCTCCATACCAGAGGCCCACAAGCTCCCCGGGGCGCACCCCTGTGGACACGGAGAACCTATATGCGTAGATATAGTCATCGAAAATTCGCTTCGTGTGCCAGAGGCGTGTATCCACCGAAAATAGGATTCTCAGCGCGTTGGGCTGGAGTATCTTCCTCTTGCCCGTTCTGGCCCCCTTGGGGATGCTCAACTCAGGGTTCAGGGTGGTGTACTTGTTTCGGCGGCACCAGCGCAGAAAGCTGTTGGAGGTGGAGCGGATAGTCATAAGCGTTTTCTTGCTGAGGGGCTTGTCGCTGGTTTTCATAACCTTCCGCTTTGCCAGGCACCTCTTTTTGTACGACATATCAATGGCCTTTTGGAGATCACCCTCGGTCAGCTCCTCGATTCTGAGATTGCCGACCACCGGGAGGATATAATAATCTCCATACTTCCTGCACTGCATCACATAAGATGTCCCGGCTGAAAGGGCAACATCTTCCACCCACTCATCGTATAGAGCTGATACCTTCTTTCGGCCATCCCTGACGCTATCATCCAACCATGCGTCCGCTTTGGCGTTGGCTTCTCTCTGGCCAGTTCTGCCCGGCGTGTTGCTGTAAAAGCATTTTTGCGTTCCGTTTTTCTGAACTTTGATTCGCCAGCGGCCTTCAGCCTCTCTCCATGTCGCGGTTCCTGTTCTCTTTTTCACAGCACAGCCAACCTCCTCTCCTGTCCTTGTAAAAGTAGTATGCCCGCCTGACGTACTCTTCCGTTGTGTCCAGCTCCTCTGCTATCTCCCAAGCATCAAGGCCCTGCTGGAGCAGTGACATCAACGTACCCTCTGGTATTGCATGAAGTATGTACCAATGGTCGGCCCTGACCTCGTGCCGTTCCATGAGATCGTAGGGCGTGGCGCGTGTGTAGAACCCTCCGTATAGGCAATGGCCCAACTCATGCCCAAGGCGGGCAGCCTCCTCTGCCTGTGTCAGCTTCCGGCTGCTGTCGATGCCGATATAGCATCTTCCTCCCTGCTCGATGCTGAGGCTGCCCGTTTCCGGCAGTGGGAAGCTGAGCACCTCTATTCCACTTTTCTCTGCTGTGTCGTAAAGCTCACTTACTCTGTCCATTCGCATCCCGCTCCTTTATAAAACGAGCGAAGTTCTTGACCTCCTCGAACTGAGCGTCTGTCACATCGCCACCCCCGAAGAGCGCGAACTTCAGATCTTCATCCGTAACGCCTCGGCTGCTATCTGCTGCCGGGACTTTTTCTTTTGCCTGTTGCTGCACGGCTTCCCACTCCTCTGGAGCTGCCGGGTCATCTGTTTCGCCATTTAGGTATGCTGCGCTGGTGTGCAACTCTCTGGCCCAGACTTCCAAAATTTCAGGCTTGACCTTCTTTGTTTTCCGCAAGTTGCTGCCGGCCTTTGAAGGCATACCGACCAGCTCATAAAGATAGGTTTGCTTTTTGCCCTGCTGCTTGCAGAGATTGTAAAACCTGTCGAACTGGAATGCAACAGTGCCGCCCTTGTCCGCGCTGTCGTCAGGAAGCGGTAAGTATTTTGCCGGAGCCTCATTGCCTGAATCCTTGCCTAGCAGGTAGTTCACATCGACATTGAAATACCGCGCAACCTTATGAACCGAGGTCATAGAAGGCTCTGTGCCGTGTGACCAGTGCGTTGTAGTGGCGTTTGAAAGGCCAATTTCTTTTGCTGCTGCTGATGGTGCTATGTCTTTCTGGGTGCATAAATCTAAAAATCTTTCGTAAAACATGAATAATACCTCGTAGAATTTTAAGAAAATGTAGAAAAACGCTTTACATCAAGCTCTAAAAGTAGTATAATGGAAGCGTGGAAAGTAGATTGATACTACTAAAATAGTACCTCAGAAATTACAAAAAATCAACACTTTGGAGGAACAAAAAATGGCAACCATGAAAAAGTACATCGCAACCTTCTGGAGAGGCAACCCGCAGTTGAAGGATGGCGGTTATGAAACCACCCGCGAGATCGAGGCCGTGTCTATCACCTCTGCCCGTAAGAAGGCCCGTGACATTGAAGATGGCTGTGTGTATGGCAGCATGAGCCTGTTGAGCATTGAGAAGGAGGGCTGAACAATGAAACATCTAACACTTGCAGAAAGCACATACAACCAGATTACCGATGGGGTCAATGACGGTCTCACCGTCTGGCACTTGAGAAAAAACACTCTTAGACGGCTGGGAGTGACCGGCAGCGGATTTCTTGTTGGAAGTCTTTTCGATGCGGACGGAAACTTTTTACACGACGTTGTAATCTCTCGCAAAGGGAAAAGCAATCCCGCCTGATGATGGCTGCATGGCAGCAGCCGAAACCATTTTGTTGGTATCAACAAGATGGTCGTGGGAGCCACCACAGAACATAACGAGTACATGGGAGGTTTATTTTTATGGTTGATAAGAACGGCAGGCAGATTCAGACCGGTGATGTGGTGCTGGTATCTGGAGGCTATTTCAAGTCGGACAATGGCCTGTTTGCGGTGATTCACGCACCCGGCGACCCCGACTGGTACGGCGAGAGCTGCTGCCTGAACAAGCTGTGCAGGAGCGGCAAGCTGAGCGAGGGCAAGTATGCCACTGCCTTTTGGCCCATCGCGGTGAATGCTGGAAGCTGGCGCACCAAGATGGATGCCAAGAGCTGGAACGCCGCCAATGCTGAGATTCTGGTCGTGGATGATGTGAATCACTCCTATATTGCAGAAAACTTTATGGAGTTGGCAGAGCATACTCAGGTGGCTGCTGACCTTACCCGTCAGAGCTTTGGCGATGACTACGATGAGGTCAAGCGGCTGGAGAAGCTGAAGGCTTTCTATATCAGCGTAGCCGACCGGGCTGCTGCTACGAACTGACTACAAAATGGAGACGTTTGAGATGGCACAGAAAATTTACATCGTGCAGGCAGGGTTCCTTCCTGTTGGGGCCTCTGATGTGACAGGCTGGCGTAACCATTCTTTCTATGCCGGCCGCCGGGCCTATGATGGCGCGATGGCTGAGTACGAAAAAGAGGTTCGGAAGAACCTCCACCCGCAGCGGCGGTTCTGTGTGGTCTGCGCTGAGGATTGCAGCCGCAAAGATACATACACCTACGTCTGCGGGTTTGAGAGCGGCGCAAAAACGCTCTAAGGGAGGCAAGAACATGACCGTTTTAGAAAGATTGAAGGCCGCCGGATATGACCCGGCAAAGGCCATTACTCAGCACCTTACTGCTGGCACGGGCGAGATGGAATGCGCCAGAATCGTAATCAACACCTTTCGCGGCCTTCCCTTTGAAAGGAACATTCTTGTTGTGGCTGCTACCGCCTTCACGGTGCTTCCTGATGGCTCCTATGGGCCGTACCCTGAATATTGGACGCACTATCTGGAAGCCTCTGCACATCTGTACTTTCCGCTTGATGCTGAGTTCGGGAGCTGCGAGATTGACCTGCAAAACCGCAGCGAGCACGACCGCTATGTTCTTCTTGACCGCCTCTTGCAGGATTGTAAATACTTCCTCGGAGCTGGCCGCCGGAGCGATGCTTACCTCTGGGCTGGAAACGTCCAGAGTCAGGCACAGACAATGCGGAGCTTGTGGGCGAGCTTCCCTGAGGACTGCAAGCCCACATGGACCACGCTGGAGAAGATCAACCAGTACGTTGAGGAAATGCAGCGGTGCGAGATTTACTGATAGGAGGTCAAGACCATGTTCAACATTACCAATGATGAGAAGTTGCGGGATGCGTATGACTTCCTGAGCCTCTTGCAGAACAACCCAGCTCCTGATTCTGCTACCCCTGAGCAGAAGGCATACCGGGCCGTGATGATTGCCAACACCAAGAGGGGGATTCGAGCATACGTCAACCGCCCGGCCTCTAATGTCCGTATCATCTGCGGCGATTATGATGGTCACATGGAGCTGGTTCGGCTGCCTGATGAGCTGGACAGGGTACATAAATCTGAGGCCGCTGAGTGGTTCGATGATAACTGCTATCTGGAAGCCTACAACAGCCAATATGACTGCACCGGGCAGGAGTTCACGAGCTGGTATCACCTGTTCAGGCGGTGGGGCCACTGGTTCGCATACCACAAGGTGTGCCGTGATGTCTGAGGAGGTGGAAAGGATGGCAAAATACACAATCGATGCCGTTCTGGAGGTCTGGGGCAGCTTTGATGTTGAGGCTGACAACCTTGGAGAAGCATATCGGAAGGCTGGGGAGAACCCCGGCAAGTATGCCGACCTGAAGGTCTGGAATGATGGAGCGGAGGCACAGCTCAGAACGTACAGCCATATCAACTGCATTGGCGAGTATGACGTTGACGATGCTGTTGCTGCTCTCACTGGGAAGGAGGCGAAGAAAGAATGAACGAGCGTGTTCGAGCTGCTGGGCAGCCCCCTGTTGGGAGCTACCGCAATATTCCGTATTTTGCCCTGAGAGGCATTTTCCATGAGCACGGATACCATGACAGGGAGGTTGCTGAAGCCGTTGGCATCAGCGAAGGCGCATTCTCTATGAAGATGCGGGGCCATTCCCATTGGCGTGGAGATCAGATTGCAGCAATCTGCGAGCTGATGGACATCCCGCAGAAGGACATCGGGAGGCTGTTCTTCCCGCAAGTGAATGGAGGTCGTAATAAACAATGAGCTATGAAATCAACGAAGATATGGCCCGGCGAGCGCACGAGATGCGCTCCACGCGAGATTATGTGGAAGGCTCTGCCACTGCCGAATATCAGCGTCAGGTGGATGAGGCGCGGCGCATTGCTGAAGAAGTGAAGGCCCAGTGCAAGACCACCGCCCAGCGCAACCGGGTGGATGGGATGCTCGACAAGTACGAGCGAACTCTGGCCTTTTACATCAACCGCGACAACGAGATTGGTACATGGTGCCCCAGTATCCTGATTGCCGGAGGCTCCAACTTCCCTGTGAAGAAGAAGGAACGCCAGAACGATGCTTGGCGAGCCAACCTCGCCAACTATGATAAGGCTGTTGAGCTGCTGAATAATATTCGGGACTATGGGCACAACGCCCCCATCAGCAGCCGCGACCCTGAAGCCCTGACCGCCCTGCGGAAGAAGCTGGAGCGCGTCAAGGGCCAGCATGAGCACATGAAGGCCGTCAACCTGTTCTACCGTGAGAACGACACTCTCGATGGGTGCCCGGACATTGGCCCTCTGGAGAAGGCTGCAATCGAAGGCCGAATGCGGCAGTGGAATGACCGCAAGCCGTACCTCACATGGCAGATTGGGAACGTCAGGAAGCAGATTCAGCAAATCGAAAAGCGCATTGCTGAAATGGAAGCCGCTGTGCAGGAAAACGCCCAGCCGGTTGCCATGGAGGACTTGCCCGGCATTACTTACCACGAGAATAGCTCCACCATGCGGGTGCAGCTCATCTTTGAGGGAAAGCCTGAGCCTGACATCCGGGCCATTCTGAAGTCTCACGCCTTCAAGTGGTGTCCTTCTCAGGGCGCATGGCAGCGGCAGCTCACGGAGAATGGAAAGAGGGCCGCTCGCGAAGTTCTGGCCCAGATCCGGATGCTCCAGAATGGAGGCGAGCAGAGTGCTTGACAACTGCTGCGATACCATGAAGGCCCGAAAGAAGCTGCTTGTGTCCTTCCCCGGCAGCTATATCAACAGCCGAGACGAGTTTATTGCTCATCCGCGCACAAACCAATATTTCCTGCTGGCCAACTGCGCAACCCCCGAGGACATTGCGGCCAAGGTTCTGGAGTGGCTGTCACGGGCAGCCTTCAAGACGCAGCCCTATTCTCAGGAGTGGCGAAATGACCGCTTCCACAATGCCATGCGGGTTTCCATCAATGCTTTTCTGGGCACAGCCTTTACCGAAGAGGATATGGAGATCATTTATTGCAAGCTGGGAAACCGCATCAACCACGAGCTGACGATGCAGTTTATTCTCACTGGATGTGACATTGCGTGGCTGGCCTCTGATGGCAAGACGCGCTCAGAACCGGATTGGAGGTGATTCTGTGGATATTCTGGATATTTTGATAGCCGGGATACCGAAGGCCCCATCTGATGCCTGCGACTTCTGGCAAGACGGCGAAGAAGTTTTCTGCCGCACCGAAGAGCAGGCAAATGCCATAGCTGAGCTTTTCGTAAAGCTGCTGCCTGACAGCACGGTTGCTGTCACCCTGCTGGAAGAAATCGGCTGGTATTGCGTCAACGTCTAAAAATAAGCGTCCCTGCGTTAGGGACCACTTGAATTTTGAAGGGAGATTTTTACATGAACGGTATGTTTTATCGTGGCGAGGTCTACTATGTTTATCCCACTGGCAATGAGATTGGGAGCGAGCAGCACGCTGGCCGCCCGGCCATCATTGTGAGCAACAACCATAACAACAAAAACTCCTCCACTCTGGAGATCGTCTATTTGACCACGCGGGAGAAGAAGCCCATGCAGACCCACGTTCACATCAATGCTGCTGGGAAGCTGCAGGAATCCACTGCCCTCTGTGAGCAGATTTTTACTGTGGACAAGCTGCGGTTGAATGACTACATCGGCCAGCTGTGCGATAAAGAGATGCAGGACATCGAGTTTGGCCTGATGGTCAGTCTGGGCCTTGACAACTACCTCTCCAAGCCGAAAGAAGCTCCTGGCACTGCTGATATTGTTGGCCCTGTTGTCATTCCCGACCCGGCCCCGGTTCCTGTCAATAATGCTGTGCAGGCCTTTTCTGATGGCCGCAAGAGCCTTGTGCAGCCTGCTGCTCCTTCTGAGGGGGGGCATTCTTACGAGCGGGAGTTTATCTCTGCTTGCGCACAGCGCGATGTTTACCGGGAGCTGTGCATGAAGATGATCGAGCAGCGGAGGGCGTGAGATGATTCTGGAAGAAGTCACGCAGAGCGTTCTGGCCATCGCAGCAACGGCCATGATTTTGACCTTGTTTTTACGCATGGTTGCTGTTGCCCTGAAAGCCGTTGCGGATGGAAACAAGAAGCTGACGATTGCGGCGTATTCCTCGTTGGCCGCACTGATTTTTGCCCTTGCGATTGTGTATTGGGCCGTGAGCTGATGGAGATTCAAAGATGCTGCTGGAAACCCTGAAAAAGATTCTCGCCGCTGTTGGTGTGTATCTGTGCTTGCTTGCTACCGCGAAGGTGGCTGTGCATACGAGCTATGCCATCTCTGGGGAAAACGGCAAGCGGCTGGCTTTATGTATGTGCCTGATGGCCCTGCTGTTTTTCCTGCTGTTTCTGCTGGTTCCTGTTGTGGGAGGCTGAGCGATGGCAAAATCCGAATTGAAACCGTGCCCGTTCTGTGGAGGCCCTGCCAGAATCCTGAGGCTCAGGGGCGGCAAGTATTGCGTGGCCTGCTCCAGCTGTGGGGCCAGAGGTGGTGCTGTCTGGGCGAAAGACTGGCACGACACGCCCTTTGTTGCACAGGGGCAGGCTACAAAACTCTGGAACGCCCGTAACGAAGTGATAGGAGGCTGATAAAATGAGAATCTATTCGCTGAAGGTGCGCGATGATGCCAAGAAAGACCCCGGCTGCGCTGTGGTAGAGCTGAGCGGGCTGGAGCTTATCGCGCTCAATAACATCTTGTGTAAGATGGCTCGTGAAGGCGGCAGCAGGTCTGAGCTGCTTGCCAACATGGCCTGCACAACGCATACCGCAAATGCTGTTGTGCAGCATGGGGGCTTTGATAAAATCGACCTGAGTGCAATGGAAAGGCTGTACGCACAGTGTCCAGAGAGAAACCGGAATGGTTTGGAGGGTGAAACAAGTGAGAAGTTTGCAGGAGATTGACCGCGACATTGCTGCCCTGAGGAAAGACGAGCAGGCATATGCCCACACCAAGGGCCACCGATTTTCTCCCATCGTAGACGATGAACTCGATGACCTGTACGCTGAGCGGATGGCCACGCTGAAGGCTCTGGGAGATGCTGGCCTGAAAAAGTACAAGGCTCTTATCCTGCCGAAGCCTGAGAACAAAAACAGCGTCTGTGCTGCCTGCTATGTGTTTTATGCAAAGGATAGCACTCAGGCTTATGAGCGCGGCAAAGAAGTATTTGTATCCGAATTTGCCCGGTATGGTGTGACTGCTGAGGACTTCGATGCAGAGTACGACATCGCTATTACCAGCGGCGAGAATGTGAAGTGATGGAGGTTCTGACCGATGAAAAAGAGATTCTCTTGTTTTGCTGTGGCCGTTGTGCTGCTGACCCTGACGACGCTCTGGGCTACGGCCTGTGGTTCCACCTCTGCTGAGGCTGGAACTGCTGACCACCCCTGTTACCACGTCACCGTCTATTCTCCTGCCATTGAAGATGGAACATACGCAGCCCGGCGATATCCGAAGTATACCATCACCGTGGATGACTTCGGCGAGCTGCTACCTGACCAGCTATCTGCTGAGCGTGATTATCAGCTGCTCCGCATCCCTCTGGAAGATGGACGCTTTGAGCTGGTGTCCACCTCTCTGGTGGAGATTGAATATTACTGATTGGAGGTGCGAGCGTGAAAGCCGTTTTACTGAGCATCAGGCCCGAATGGTGCAGCCGTATCTTTTCGGGCTGGAAAACGGTGGAAATCCGTAAGACAAGACCTGTCTCGTTGAAAGAACCTTTTAAGTGCTACATATATTGCACGAAAGGAACGAAATTTTTCTGCTGGAAAGCCGTTGACCATTTGTATTTCGATGATAGGTCTCATAATTTATTCGACCGCAGGACCGATGGAATGGTTGTCGGTGAATTTATCTGCCGCAAGATAGACACTATTCAGCGTATGGGGATTGACAATAATTTTGATTATTGCTATCTATCTCTCAATGAATTTGGAAACGATGATATAGCGATAGAGATACAGGACATCAAAAAATCCCTTATCCCCAAGCATGAGCTGAACGCCTACGGAAAATCTGCGCCGAAGCTGTTTGCGTGGCACATCTCCGAACTGAAGATTTATGACAAGCCGCGCGAGCTGCGGGCGTTCACGGGCTTGTTAAACACGCAGTTTGGTGTGCGGCCTGTGGAAGCGCAGCGACCGCCCCAGAGTTGGTGCTATGTGGAGGAAGTGAAAGATGTCTGATTCTATCGGAGAGAAAATTCGCGCAGCACGAAAAGACGCTCACATCACACAGATTCAGCTTGCCAAAAGAATGGGCGTGACCAAGCAGACGGTGAGCCTGTACGAGAATGGCGGGGTCAATCCTACAACCAAGATGCTGGCCAAGTTCGCAGCTGGGCTGAAAGTTCCTGTTGGCCTTTTAGTCGGTGACGAAGAGGGGCAGCTTGCTGGACAGTGGGTCAGCATCAAGACGCGCCTTCCTGAACCTGACAAGGAAGATGAGATATTCGTGCCCTGCCTTGTGAATGTCATAACGTGGGATTTGGAGTGCTCACCATTTTATCCCGATGAGAGCTATGGGGAGTATGTTTCACCCGCGATGTATGACACCGAGCAGAAAATTTTCTCTGTTGGCTGGGATAGCGGCGCAACGACAATGAACGCCCTGCTCGACCCAGAAAATACAGACGGGAGGTCTGGCAGCCGTGTAACACACTGGATGGAACTTCCGGCGGCCTTTGGATTCTGGAAGGCACCGTGATGAAACAATATTGCCGGTACTGCTGCAACGCCTGTCTGAACGATGACGAGCTGGCCTATTGCAGCTATAAAGACGAGATGCTGGAAGGCCCGGCCTTGCGGCGGCTAAATCACTGCAAGGGCTTCTTGTTCTGCGAAATTGATGTCTTGACCCAAACCCGTATCTACAAGCCCAGATCCGCAAAGCCTCCCTCTGAGGCCCCGGAGGATTATGGACAGATAACTCTTTTTTGATGCTGCTGGGAACTGGTGAAAGCTGGTTCCCATTTTTTGTTGAAAAGACTGCTGCACCCTGATATACTGAACTTACCAAAAAATAATGGGGGTAAAAATCATGAGAATGAAAAAAGGAACCATGCTACTGCTTGCCATTGCCGTTATCGCTTCGTTTTTGATGATTATTGCGCTTGGTGGCGTTGAGGAGCCTTCAAGCTCTGCCGCTGAATCCGTAGCAGTTGAGCCGCCTGAAGGGTTTGAGATAGTCTCACAAGCTCAGGGTGAAGAACTGTACGACACAGACCAAGCTGTCAATAAAGCCGCAGATGTTCTTGGTGGCATAGGAGTATACGGCCGTATAAATTTTACATTTGGAAATCTGGAAGACAGTGAACTTTCTACATCCGTTGACCTCTACGCCCCGTTATCTGCAAAAAAGCTGATTATAAACCTCATGAGACTTAAAACCGTGCAGGATTGCGAATGGAAAGTCGTGAGCGTTAAGAACGTAGAAAACAACCACTTCTATTATATCTGTGAAGATTCCGCAGGGCTGGTTGATGTGTATAGCTACGAAACCGATGAGCTTATCTCCAAAGCGTCCAAAACCTTCGAGGAAGCCGAAAGCGAAACCGCCGCGTCTGTTGCTGCTGCCGAAGATGAGTTTGAAGATCAGCTAGATTCTATTGCTGAGAAGCACAGTGACAGCGGCACGACCTTTGAATCTGCTGCTTCCTCTTCCAGCTCCTCCGGATTCACTCTTGATGTCTCCGAGCTGACGTTTGATGGAGAATCCATCATTACGTCCGCGGAAAAAGATATGTGTAAGTACGACTATATCAAGGACGTTACCATTAAGGTGGACAAAGACGAAATTGATATTGTTATTCAGGTTCCGTCTGTTGTGGATGATGATACCGCAAAGATGGCTGGTGAAGATGTAGCTCGGTATCTTGCGGCTCAGGCAAGTTGGGCGAATGACTATTATAAACAGCCTGGCAGTGATGACATCGGCAGCCTGTATGACAGATATACCCTGATGCTATATGTGGATGATGGCTATAAAAACTTCGACCTGTACGGAGCGAAGGCTAAAAACGCAAATTCTATTCACTGGAACAAGTAAATATTGAACCGAGGCCAGCAGGCGTTTTGCCTGCTGGCTTTTCTTTTTACCACAAGAGCACTGGCTGCGGCTGGCGCCCTTTTTTTCGGCTTGATGTTCCCGGCGTGAATGTCTGGGACAGCTAAGATACGAAAAAATGCGTAAAAATTTTTAAGAAAAAGTAGAAAATGTATTTACAAGCAGTTCTAAAAGTAGTATAATAGCACTGTCAAAAGTAGAAGGAAAACAGGAGGCCAGAAAGATGTTCGAGATTACTTATCAGGAAGTCAACAAGCGCGATGAGGTTGTTACCAAGCGCAAGAGCTTCAAGACTGAGGCTGCCCGAGAGAAGTTCGTTGAGAAGGCTGCACAGAAGGATAACTTCATCTGTGTGCTGGCATACGCAGGATGATGGAGGGTTGAGAGATGTTTCAAGTCAATGATAAGGTGAGCAGCTACACCAGCCAGTGCATTGGCTGCATCATTGAGAGCGTGACCTACACGGGCCGCATCGTCAAGGCAAACAAGAAGAGCTTCAAGGTTGAGTTTGACCACTTCGAGAAGAAGTATGGAAGCCGTGTGGTTAAGGAAGGCTCCTGCAAGTCCGTTGAAACCTTCCGCTTCTGGAAAACCTGTTCCGATGGCCGCAACCTTTTCAGGAACGACCTCGGCGCAATCATCACCCTGTAAGGAGGAACTGAAGATGACCATTTACTAGATGACTGACAGCGAGCTGCTGGATGCCTACAAGAAGGCCGACACCTACGAACTTGAGATGTGCGCAGAACTTTGCAAACGTGCTGGTATGTCTGCTGAGTGGGAAGCTGCTGATGTGGACAATTTTGAGGATGTTCTCGATGCTGCCATTGATGTCTTGGAAGCAGCATAACCCGCCTGATGATGGCTGCGTGGCAGCAGCCGAAACGCCCGAAAGGGCGTCGCGGGAGCCAACCGCAGAAAGGAGGTACAGAATGTGCCTAAAATGATGCTTTTTGACGGTCAGGAAGCCCCTGAGCTGGTGTGCAATCTGGAGGAAGCTGCTGAGATGCTTGGCGTAAGCACTTCAAGAGTTCGCCAGCTGAGATATGCAGACTTGCTGAAAGGCTTTTCTCATCAGGAGCATGGCAGCAAGAGCAGGCTGTATTTCAAGGTGGCAGATGTGGAGTGCTACAAGCTCCATAAAGATGACCCCAAGCCGTTGCCTCCTCTGCGCCCGGTGGGTGCTGTGAAGGGCACCGCTTGATGTTTGAGACGTAGGAGGAAACGAAAATGCGTAGGTTTATGCGAAAGGCCGAAGGTCTGGCCGTTGCAGCTCTGGCACTGATTGGAGCCGGTCAGGTTGTGGTCTGGATGAATCAGGCCATGCAGTATGCTCTTGTTGCATACGGCCAGTGGGAAGCTGCTGAGGCCGCCAAGGCTGCCCCGCTGATTCTGTTCTCGCTGGCATTTGGTCTGGCCCTCTCTCTGTATGGGATGTATGAGGACAACAAGCGGTACACCCGCAGCAGCCCTTATGGGTGCGTGAAGAACAGCCAGAGCCGCAGCGATGACAGCCGGAAGGTGGGCTGACCTGTGAGCTTTGGGATGTACGACCTTGCCCTTGATGGGTATGTTCCTTCGCTGGAGCCGCCGGAAGGCTATTACTTTATGACCAACGCGCAGATGGCCGAAGCTGCTGAGCTGGAGGCCGAACAAGAAAAATGGGAGGATGAAGCCGATGACGAATGAACTGACCGTCCGGGTGCAAAGCCCGGTCATCCCGGCTATGAGCTGGAACAAAGACGAGGTGCAGGGCAATCTCGATGAGATGCTGGCCTCGTATACTGGCCGGGTATATACCTCGGACAGCATCAAGGGCGCGAAGGAAGATCGTGCCAAGGTCAATGCTTGGGACAAGCAGTTGGGGGCTGCCCTGACTGCCGCCAAGAAACTGTATATGCAGCCTCTGGAGGATTTTCAGTCCGACATCCGCGGTATGCAGGCACAGTGCAAAAAGGTGTCTGGAGCTATTGACGCACAGGTGAAGGCCGTGGAGCAGGCCGAGAAGGAAGAAAAAGCCTCCAGCCTGCGGCTTGTCTACCGTGACAGCATCGGGGAGCTGGAGCCGCTCATCCCGTTCGAGAGGCTGCTGGTTCCCCAGTGGCTCAACAAGACCTATGACCTGAGCAAGGCCACAAAAGACCTGCGGCAGGCCATTGAGGACATCAAGAGCGATATGGAAGCCATTCGAGATACCTGTGGCGAAGATGTGGAAGCCTGCACCACGGAGTACCTGAAGAGCCTGAGCGTCAACGAAGCTATGCGAGAGCACAACCGCCGTGAAAAGTCTCGCGCAGCTCAGCGTGAAGCTGAGGCGGCCAGAATTGCCGCAGAACGTGCCCGTGCTGCTGCTCCTGTCTTTGTGCAGCCCACCGATGAGGAACGCGAAATGAAGGCTCGCGCGGCTGCTGCAACGCAAGCCAAGATGTTTATCACCTCGGAGGGACGGCTGGATTTCAAAGCCGTGAACGAATCCGCTGTGGATGCTGAGCAGCCTGAGCCTGCTGCAGAACCTGAGCGCAACCGTTACCGCTTCTGGGTGGAGTTCACAGCAGAGGACATTGAATGGTTCAAAAAGGGAGCTGCTGAGCGTGGTTTCCGTTTTGGCTGCATCAAATAATTTTAATTTATGGGAGGTCAATTATTATGGGATTCACTTCAAGAGCCGGTGGCAATGGTGCCACTACTACCGTAACCACCACGCAGGGCCGTTCTTTTGTCACCCAGGCGCGGCAGCAGAATGAGGCCATGCAGCCTGCTGCATCTTCTGACCCTGTGGAGATCGAGGCGATGGACGGCCAGCGCATGACCGTCACCTTTGATGATGTGCGGAACTTTATCTGCAAGGAAGCCACCATCGCCGAGTGCCGTATCTTCTTGGAAACGTGCAAGCAGTACCACCTCAACCCTTTTACCAAGGAAGCCTACCTCATCCACTATGATAACAAGAACGGTGATACGGCAAGTACCATTGTTCTGGGCAAGACCTGCTACATGAAGATGGCAGAGGCGCACCCGCAGTATGATGGCTTTGAGGCAGGCGTGATTGTCTTTGTTCCTGAAGTTGGCGAGCTCATCCACCGGGAAGGTTCTATTATCTACAAGGGCGAAGAGCTTGTCGGCGGCTGGGCTAAGACCTACCGCAAAGACCGCTCCCGCCCGTTCTACGAGGAAGTGAACTTCAGCGAGTACGACACAAAAAAATCCCTTTGGGTGACCAAGCCTGCGACTATGATTCGCAAGGTCGCTCTGGTCCATACCTTGCGTGAAGCCTTCCCCGCTACCTTCGGCGGCCTGATTGACGAGAGCGAGGTTCCTGTGGAGGCAGAAGCTGATTTCCGCGAGCTGTCTGCTGAGGAAGCTGCCGCCGGTGCTGTCCCGACCCGCCGCCGCGTCCAGAAGCCCAAGAAGGAAGAGCCTGCACCGCTGGCTGTTGAAGCTGACGAAGTTGAGGGCGACCCCTTTGCAAATGCTGGAACTGGAGGCGATGAGCAGTGATTATCAAGACCAGCACCGGAACGAAAGTTACCGGAACCCTGACCCGTGACCCCGAAATGAAGGAAACCAAAAGTGGTAACTCCTTCCTGAGCCTGAGCGTGAAGGCCCACAGTGTAAAGGACGAATCTGGCAGGTGGAACAGCGTGTTTGTGGAGTGCTGCCTCTGGAAGAACCTCGACCAGTGGGACGGCCTGTTGCAGAAGGGCGACTTTGTGGAGGTCTGCGGTAAGGAGCTGAAAAGCCGGGAGGCCAATGGCAAGACGTACTGGAGCCTTCTGGATGTTGATGGGGTGGTCGTTGGCGGCCTTGTCAATGCCCGGTGGGTACAGATGGCCATTGACCTGATGCAGCCGATGGCCACTGCTGGAGAGCCTGCCGCAGCTGCCACTGATGGCTTTGCCGAGGAGGAAGGCCCCACGCCTTTTGATGCAGAACCGGACCCGGTAGCTTCTCAGCCTGCCCCCGCTGCCCAGCAGTACGCTGATGATGCTGACCGCATTATCAATGACGATGCTGATGACCTCCCGTTCTAAACCAAAACAAACCACCCGAAACCATTTGGTTTTTGAAGTTAGAAAGGAGGTGGGCAGATGGCGGACGAAATTGAGAATGCCCGCCCAAAAGGGCTGCTGATTCCGTTCGATAAGCTCAAACTCCTCGATATTCTGGATGATGCGGCATTCCGGCAAGTGTTTCGTGCCATGGCGGCTTATGTCAAAACCGGAACAGAAACAGATGGTCTGGAGCCTATCGAACAAGTTGCCTTTGAATCCATGAGGCCGTTCCTTGATGAGAATATAAAGACATACCAACGTGCTGTTATTGCTCACAGGGAGGCCGGACGAAAGGGCGGCAGACCGAAGAAAAAGGAAGAAAACCAAGAGGCTTCCGAAGAAACCAAAGAAAACCAAAAGGAACCAAATGGTTTTTCTGAGGAACCAAACAAAACCAATAGCCCCCAAAGTACAAAGTACAAAGTACAAAGTACAAACGATACTAACGTATCGGATACTGTTGTAGTAGTTAAGGGAAATTCGGTTGACGAAGACCTTGCGAAGATAGTACGGCACTATCAGGAAGTTGCTGGAGATTTTCCGAGGTCTGCACTGGAGAGGCTGCAAAGCTGGAGGCAGACGTTCAGCACGGAGATGATTCTGCTGGCTATTGACCGAGCCGCTGAAGCAAACAAGAGGTCATGGGCGTATGTTAATGGCATCTTGACAAACTGGCAGCGCGACAAGGTCACTACACCAAGCGGCGTGGCTGCCCTTGATGAACAACATCAGAACCGCCAGCAACAAGGCAACCGGACTGGAAATGCCCGGAAGCCTGCTGAGGATGTAGGAAGCCAGCTCGACCGCGTACTGGCAAAGATGGACAAGGAAAGAGGGTTTGAATGACAAAAGAAGATACCGCAAAGCTCATCCAGATGAACTTCGTTCTATATAAGCTCGGCTCGAAACCCCTGACCGATGCCGAGATGGAGATCATGCTGGATGTCTGGACGTACCAGTTCCGGGACTATCCCGGCGAGGTGGTCAAAAGGGCTTTTCTGGCCGCGAACAGGGTGTGTGTCTATCCCATCACTGTGGCCGATATCTTCAAGCAGCTTTCGCAGACCATCAACCCGGATGCTGAGTGGTCCGCTCTGGCAGATGCTGCACACAAGGCCCAGAAGTATATCAGTTGGCGCAACTGGCCGATGGTGGTAGGGATGGACGAACACGGCGGCCTGATACGGAGCGATGGCACAGAAGAGCTGAAAAAGCTGTTCGAGAGCCTGCCACCGGCAGCCAAGAAGTATGCAGGCAGCGTTGGAGGACTGGAAGAGCTGGCCCGAACGCCTGACCTTACATACCGCCGGGTGGAGTTCCTGAAGCAGGCGCAGGGTGATATTTCTACTACGCCGAGGGAGGCTGCCCGCCTGAGAGCCGGGACCACCCCGGCCAGACTGGAGGCAGCCAATGGGTAAGTTCAGGGTTTTGGTGGAGTGCCGCAATGAGGGCGGCACAGACCTCCACTGCTGGGATAATGTGCAGGCGGCCAACGAGAAGGACGCTGAGCACAAGGCTGTGGAGATGGCCAGAAGGTATTACCCGGAATTTGATGAGTTCGAGCCTGTGCGGGTCGAACCATCCCGGTGGAGGTGATGGGCGATGGAAGTTGAGCAGCTTTCCTTCTTCTCCCTGCCCGCTCAGCCCGCCGTGGCGGTCTGCTGTACGGATGGCCGCAGCTGCCCTGCTGAGCCTGCGGAAAGCTGGATGCAGCGACTTGTGAACGGCGCGGAGTATTTCGTTCTTGTCGGAGGACACCAAATGGCACTCAGACCAACACAGAAGCCCTCTGAGGGCATTCCGGCCGGTCACGAGTATTATCACTACTCCGTAGGCGAAAAGCTCTACGCGGGCACTTTTGTGGGGAGGGACAGCGCATGACCATGACGTACAAAATCACCTTTGCCGACCTCGGCTGGTATGAGGTGAAGGCTGAGAGCCGGAAAGAGGCTGAGGAAGTGGCCCTTTTCGCTGCCCGGAACTTCCACCCTGAGCTTCCTGCTGAGAAGCTGAAAATCGAAAAAACAGAGGTGTTACACAATGGATGAAGAAAAGAAGGTTTCGGAGATTCTGCCCCCGCCTGAGATACTGGCGCAGATGTCCGAAGAGTTCTCCGAAGGGGCGCAGGCCGCGCTGAAGCTGCGCCGCGCTCTGGATGGCACGAACCCAACTCCCAAGACCATCGAAGAGTGCTGGGAGAACCTGAAAGAGGAGTTCGGGGATGTCCTGAACAGTATCTATGCCCTGCTGGGCGAACCTGTGAACGGCTTTGCCATGCAGGAGTTTTACGAAGAGTGTTGGGATAAGGCACAGGAAAAATACCCCCGCTGGAAGAAACGCCTCAGCGAGCGCAAGAATGTTGCAGTGCTGGGCTGGCCCGTCTGCCAGAATTGCGGCAGGCCGATGGTTATGTGCCAGCCGCCGGAGATTCTGGCCGGGGTGAAGTATCTGCATTATTGCTGCCCTGTCTGCTACAACCAGAGCTGCAGTCGGAAGATGCTGGAGCCTGAGGAGGTGCAGACGAATGACTGAGAGAAGGACCGGCCTTTTTAAGTGCCGCAACTGCGGATGTATCTTCGAGGAAAAAGTGGATGTCACGCAGGCTGTGAACTGGGCCATCAAAGACATTACCGAAACTCTGGGAGGAGACGGTATTACAAGCGTATTCCACGGGACGTTCCTTCCTGATCGGTTTATCATCCACTGGTGCAAAAAGGACAAGGCTTGCATCTGCGACCTTATCGGATGGAAGGTTGGAGAGGAGGCGCAGGACGATGGCAAATGACGTTCGCCCTGTGGATGCCAATGAGCTGCTGAAGCAGGCCATCTACTGCAAAGAGGAGGATGGCTCAGGCGTGTACGCCGTGCCCATCAGCTGTATCTTTGCCGCTCCCACCCTGAAGGTGGAGCCGAAAGAGGTGGCGAAAGATGGCTGAGGAAAAGAAGATCACCCGGCTGGCCGATGTTGGAGAGCTGGAAGATGACCTCAAAAAAGACCTCGCAGAAGAGGAGGCCAAGGGAAAGGCTGCCGACATCCTGTTCTGCGAGAGCATAGAAGATGAGCTGTCCGACCTCGAAAAACTTCCCACCATCCACCCGGATGACCTTAGAGGCCGAGCTAAATGGGTCAAACCAGAAGGTCTGGTTTTTATCGTGGCTGATGGCCCTGATGATTCCCATGAGGAACAAGCGGTTCAATGCACCAACTGCGGCGGGGCGATTCCTGAAAGCCGTTTCGATGGCTATGTATGGAACTACTGCCCCGTGTGCGGATACATGATGGGAGATGCGGCAAATGAGTGAGAAAAAGCTGATTTATGCTGATGACCTGTACAGCAGGGTTTCTTGCATGGGCTTGCAGAACGGCTCTGTGCTGGGACATCATAGTGGCACGGCTGATGTCATTGCTGAGATGATTCAGAATGCTCCAGCTGTTGACCCTGCAAGCTGCCTGAACTGGCACACCGGGAAGCCTCCTGAGCACGAATCAATGTTTGCCAAGTTCAAGGGCACCAAGAAATGGCTGCCCGGAATGTTTGAGACTGTGTCCAATGAGGTGCTTGTAACTATCGAGCTTCCTGATAAAACCAGAATCGTGACAGTGTCGAAAACGACAGATGGCAAATGGACAGGCTGCTGCAAGAACTTCGAATGCGAGGTTGTTGCGTGGACTGAGATGCCTGCGCCTGCAAAGGAGGGCGTGGCATGAGCAAGCGGAAATGTCTTGATGCTGAAACCCTGAAACAGCATCTTTTCGCGGAGGCTACTCTGGGCTACGTCAAGACATTGGAAGATGTGAACAGGGTCATTGATGCCCTGCCCGAAGCTGATCCGCAGGAAATGGCCTGCCAGCTCTGGAGAGATGCAAAGAAAGACCCGCCTGACCCGAATGTTGATGTCATCGCGTACTGCTCCGATGGTGCTATCTTGACCGCATTCATGTATGACAACGGAGATTGGGCCGAGAACAGAGAGTGCATCCCTCTGGATGATGTCACCCACTGGATGCCCAACATCACAGGCCCTGAACTGGAGGAAAAGAACAATGGGTAAATTCGGGAGCCGCCAGCCGTGCGGAAAAGCGGCGATGACCACCAACATGAGGAAGATCGTGCGGCAGAATCAGCTCCACGGTTTCATCATGGCTCTGGATGGCATAGCCATCACATGGGGTGCCCTGATTCAGAATCTGCGGTGTGAGCTTGGCCTGACCGATGAGCAGGTGCAGAAGATCATCCGCGTTGGAGACAGGTACTGGGAGATGGTTGGAGAGTTCAAGAACGAGGGCATGGCCCCGGAAGAGTTTGCAGAGTATCTCGAAGCAAAATCCGCACAGGTCGAAAAGGACTTACGGGAGATGTGGACATGAGCAACGAAAAAGAGCTGGTGCTGTTCTGCCGGGAAGATGGCAAGTGGGCTGTCTATGATGATACCTACGACATCACCATTCACTGCGAATCTCAGCAAGAACAGGATGACGCTGTGAAGATGCTGGAAAGGGCAAACGAATGCAGAGGCTTTTCTGCGACTGGTATGCTGGAGAAATATATTCCGAAATACCCGGTGGTGTCTGCTGCTGCGCTGTCAAAATTCTGCAAGAACTGGCTGGCTGCCGGGAAAGGCTGCCCGGGGTGCCCGCTTGATAAGCCGACCAGCAATGATGGCGATGGAGAATGCCGCCTCGGTGTTCCTTCCGACTGGGACATCTGAGGAGGCTGCCGGATGAAGTGCAATGTGAATATCCCAGAAGCCTGCCCTTTTTGCGGCAGGCAGCTCCAGCAGGAAAGCAAAGACTTTGCCCTGCTGGATGAGCAGAGCAAACCGATTGGCAAGTTCTGTCACATCTACTGGAGGCACCCGACTACCACCGACTGCATCTTGGGTGACTGCAATGTGACCTACGAGCCGGACGGCATCGAGAGAACCCAAGGCTATTCCTTCTCGAACACGCCTGACGAAATCAGGAAGTGGAACAAGAGGAGCCTGAGCTGGGACATGAATAAAGCCAAATGGAGATGATAAAATGGACCGAATTTTCTGCGAGAGGCTGAAAGCCTGCCGTGTGGCTGCCGGCCTGAGCCAGAAAGAGCTTGCGTATAGGCTGGGAACTGATTTTCAGGTCGTAAGTCTGTATGAGAGGGGCGGCATAATGCCTGGCATTGAAGCTATCCGCAAGTTTGCGGAAGCTCTGGGCGTGTCTGCCGGGTATCTGGTTGGCAGGATGCCGCCGCGCCGTGTTGATGTCTGCCCCTGCTGTGGGGCAAAGCTGGAGCCTCAGAAAGGGGGTGTGCGTTATGAATTACCGCGAGTTTCTGGAGCAGAAAATTGACATCGCGCCCATGTCTGGCATTGAGATCGACCCGTCCGAGGTCAACCCTGCGCTGAAAGACCACCAGCGCGTCAGTGTCCTGTGGGCACTGCGTGGGGGCCGCCGGGGTATCTTTGCCCGGTTTGGTCTGGGAAAGACCGCCATGCAGCTCGAATGGTGCCGCATCCTGCAGAAGCATGAGGGTGGACAGGTACTCATCGTGATGCCCCTGAACGTGCTGCCTGAGTTCAAGGCAGATGCTGTGAATCTGCTGGGGATGGCCGAACCTCCCTACTGCCGCACGATGGCAGAGGTGGAGGCCAGTGGCGCACCCATTGTCCTGACGAACTATGAGCGCGTCCGGGACGGCGATATTGACCCGCACCGCTTTACTGCTGTTTCTCTGGATGAAGCAGCCACCCTGCGCAGCTTCGGCTCCAAGACGTACCAGAGCTTTATGCTGAAGTTTAAGGGGGTCAAGTACAAGCTGACCAACACGGCCACGCCTTCCCCGAACCGGTATAAAGAGCTGATTCACTATGCAGGCTTTTTGGAGGTTATGGACACCGGGCAGGCCCTTACCCGTTTTTTCAAGCGGGATTCCACCAAGGCGAACAACCTGACCCTGTACCCGGGCCGCGAGCGCGAGTTTTGGATTTGGTGCGCCAGCTGGGGGCTGTTCCTCCAGAAGCCTTCCGACCTTGGCTTTTCGGATGAAGGTTATGCCCTGCCACCGATGGACATCCGATACCACAAGCTCACCAGTCTTGACCGCCCTGCGGAGTTTGAGGCTGACGGCCAGATGAAGCTTGGTCATGATGCCGCGATGGGGCTGTCTGATGCCGCCAAAGAGAAGCGAGACAGTATTGACATCCGTGCTGCTGAGGTGGCCCGTATCATTGCCGAAGCTCCTGCCGATGAGCATTTCGTGGTCTGGCACGACCTCGAAGATGAGCGCAAGGCCCTCAAAAAGGCTGTGCCTGAGATGGTGGACATCTACGGAAGCATGGAGCTGGAGGCCCGCGAGCAGCGCGTCATGGATTTTGCGCAGGGCCGTACCCGTATCTTTGGCACGAAAAAGAGCCTGTCAGGCTCTGGATGCAATTTCCAGAGATTCTGTCACAGGGCAATTTTCATGGGGGTGGACTACGAGTTTAATGACTTCATCCAAGCCATTCACCGTATCTACCGATTTTTGCAGAAAGCCCATGTCATCATCGACATCTTGTATATGGACACCGAAACAGAGGTGTTGCTTGCCTTGCAGCGCAAGTGGCGGCAGTATGATGAGCTGAGTGAGAAGATGGAAGAAATCATCAAGGAGTACGGCCTCGGCAGCCTTGCTCTGGAGGCCCTGAAACGAACGATAGGATGTGAGCGTGTGGAAGTTAAGGGAAACAATTATACGGCCATCAACAACGACTGCGTGGAGGAGGTACGGAGCTGGCCTTCTGACAGCATTGACTTGTACGTGACCTCTATTCCGTTTGGCAATCACTATGAGTACAGCCCTTCCTACAACGACTTCGGGCACAACCCGAACGATGATGAGTTCTTCAAGCAGATGGACTTCCTCACCCCTGAGCTGCTGCGGACTCTGAAGCCGGGCCGCGTGGCTGCCATTCATGTCAAAGACCGCGTGGAGTTCGCCAATGTCACCGGGCTGGCTGCGCCTACCATTGAGCCGTTCCATGCTGACTGCATTGCCCATTTCCGGAAGCATGGCTTTGCGTACTTTGGGATGATTACCGTAGTCACGGATGTTGTCCGGGAGAATAATCAGACCTACAGACTCGGCTGGACGGAGCAGTGTAAGGACGGCACCAAGATGGGCGTAGGCTGCCCTGAGTACATCTTGCTGTTCCGCAAGCTGCCTACTGACCGCAGCCGCGGCTATGCTGATACGCCAGTGAAGAAGTCCAAAGAGGAGTACACCCGCGCACAGTGGCAGATTGATGCCCATGCTTTCTGGCGTTCCAGCGGTGACCGGCCTTTTACCCGGGAAGAACTGGAGCGGATACCCACCTCGAAGTTGCAGGCGGTCTACCGCAAATTCAGCCGTGATACCGTCTATTCTTACGCTGAGCACGTTAAGCTGGCCGAAAGTCTGGATAAAGACGGGCGGCTGCCTTCCACCTTCATGGTTGTCGCCCCGGGAAGCTGGGACATGACGGTCTGGGATGATATTGTGCGCATGCGCACCCTGAATACCTCCCAGAGCCAGCGGCGGCAGAACCTTCATGTTTGCCCTCTCCAGCTGGACATTGTGCAGCGGCTGATTGAGCGGTACTCCAACGAGGGCGAGCTGGTAGCTGACCCCTTTGCAGGGCTGTTCACTGTGCCCTATGAGGCCGTGAAGATGGGCCGCCGTGGTAAGGGCGTAGAGCTGAACACTGATTATTTCCGGGACGGTGTGGGCTATCTGGAGAGCGCGGACGCTGAGCGAGATGCACCCACCCTGTTTGACCTGTTGGAGAATGGAGCGTGACCCGATGAACCGTGACAATGATATGGGTCGGAATGCTGAGCATTACGCCGACCCGACCCCCGCCGCAGCCATGAAGAACATCCGCAAAGATGAGCGTCAGAAGGATGCTGCGACCATGCTGCAAATCAGCATCCTTGTGCCCCTGCTGCGTCAGGTGGCCGACCTTGCAGGATTTGAGATTCTGGGCCGAATCCCTCTGAGGGACAAAAACACCGGGAAGGAGTGGCGATAACATGGACGTGAATGAGAGCGAGAAGATCATTGCGACCTGTCGTGATACGATGCTGACCGCGCTGGAGAAGATTGGAGGCCAGAGCCTCATCTGCTCATGGACGCGGCACGATGGCTCTACCGTCAAGCTGAGCCTGACCATCCGCGAGAGCGACCAGAACACCGTTGCTGACTGCATCCGCGATATGGACGATGAGGAGATGGCGCGGCGGCTGGTGCCCAATGTGCTGGATGTTTTTGCAGATGGTGGACAGAGCGAGGACGATGTCCGGGACTGGCTGGAGCTGCCGGAGAGCTTTCTTCGGCACTGAGGAGGTGGAAACGTGGATAAAACCGATTTTGTCAAGCAGCTTGCCACACTGGAATCCCTGACCGACTGGGAAGATGGCGATGCTGTTCTGGAGGCTCTGGACACAGCTCGCCGGGAGATTTACATCCAGTACCGTACTGGAAAGATGAACGCAGAGGAGTTCCGGGCACTAAACGTGCTGGCAGGCTGTCTGGAGCATCGGGCCCTTGATTCTATGATGGGCAAGTGGGATGAAGAAGCGAGAGCGGAAAGGATGTGAGCGCATGGCGCAGCACATGAAAATCGACTGCAACCTTGTGGAGGACCGCCGTACCCTTGTTGCGATTCTGGCCCAGAACGGCTATTCCGTCTGCTGGGGCAAGGAGAAGCGCACCGGCAAGGCTGGGTACGTCTATTTTGTGGAGTATTGGAGGCCGGAAGATGAGTGAGGAGATGTCCGTTGAACGCGCCGCCGAGATTCTTGACCCGGCACACCGCGAGAGCTATGAGAGCCTTGCCGTTGTCGAGGAAGCCTGCAAGATGGGCCACGATGCCCTGCTGCTGAGGATTCCGCGCAGCCCATATAAAAACGGCTTTGCCTGTCCGAACTGCGGTTCCAGCGATTGCTTGTATGGCTATTTTGACAAGCCGAATAAGTGCTGCGGCAACTGCGGGCAGGCTATTTTGTGGGAGGACTAAAACACATGACCGAAAAACCGAAGATTCCGTACAATTCGCAGATGGCCTTTGCTATCGCCGCCGGGCGAGATGCTGATGCCAGCCGCATCATGGCAGAGGCTATGGGGGAGATCGTGGGCAAGGCTTGCGGCTTTGCTCAGCTGTTTGACTTCTCCGACCTTCCCTTTGTGGTGGCCGGCATGAGGGCTGCCGCAAACATCCTCGAAAACTCGATGGACGAAAAAAGCAAGGTGCTGGCCGATAATATCCTCAGCCACACCCGGTATGTTACTGTGGACGCTGCTGAGCTGAAGCGGCAGATGGAAGCCGAGGAGGGCAACGACAATGGCAATGCGTAAACCTATTACATCCGCTACCATGCGCCGGAGCATGACCGGGGCACGGAGCCGCGCCGAAGGTGCTGGCTTTGAGAGCCTCATCAATTCTGCCTGCGAGTATTACCGCACCAAGGGTGTTGCGGACATCGAAAAGACCCCTGAGCCGATGAAGCCTCTGGGAGGAGCTGACCGCTCTGGCCGCTTCCTTGCCTGCTATACCAAGCAGGCCCAGCCTGACTACAAGGGCGTTCTGGCCGGTGGCACTGCTGTGACCTTTGAAGCGAAGCACACGAACAGCGGAAAGATGGGGCTTGACCGCGTATCATCCACGCAGGCGGCCTGTCTGAGCCGCACAACGCTTCTTGGCGGTGTGGCCTTTGTCCTTTGCTCTTTTGGGGCAAATGCCTATTACAGAGTTCCGTGGCTGGTCTGGTGCGATATGAAAAATCTGTTCGGCAGAAAATATGTCACGCAGGATGACCTGAAGGCGTATCGTGTCCGCTTTGCGGCACCCGGTGTGCTGCTGTTTCTGGAGGGAATGAACAATGAAAAGCATTGAGGAAATGAAGAGCAGCCCGCGCCTGCTGGTTGTCAAAGAGGGCTTTGATGGTCTGATGGGCTATCTGCACCACCCGCGGTATAGGCTTCATGCTGTGGCCATTATTGCCTCGTGGGGTGGTGGCTGGGAGCACGTTAGCGTGAGCCTGAGCAACCGTTGCCCGACATGGGAAGAGATGTGCATGGTCAAGGACATCTTCTGGGGCGAAGATGAGTGCGTTATCCAGTTCCACCCGCCCAAGAGTGCGAATATCAACATCCACCCGTACTGCCTGCACATGTGGAAGAAAATCGGCGCAGAGTATGAGCTGCCGCCGAAAGAGTTCGTTTGAAGGGAGCTGAAACCATGAGCAAACGAGAGAACAAGCGAATCAGGCAGCTTGAACGCCGGGTGGAGAAGCTGGAGCAGGCCCTGTATGGCGGGCGTGTTCCTGACTACCAGATTCAGGTCACGGCTGGTGGCACTCCTGAGATGCTGGACGAGCTGGGCAAGAAGCTGGCCGAAAGCATCCAGAAAGCCTTCTCTGTGCCCTCCAGCGAGGCGAAAGCATCTGAGCCTATGGAGTTCACCGTCACCACGGAAGAGCCCGTACAGAGCCTTGCAAGGGCTGTGGAGGCAGACAAGAGCGCGAGCCTTCCTGCTGAAACCGTCATCCGGGAGATGGAAAAGGGCCGGCAGGGCGCAAGTAACCGCAAGACTGTACGCGAGAGGCTGAGAGACGTTTTCCTGTCCTCAAGCTATCGTTAAGCTATTTCAATCTATTTTCAAGCTACGGGGAGGAGAAGCATGGACAAGATCAGAGCGTGGAAAGCTGGAGATGATGAGAAGCAGGCCGGGGTGGCCGAGGTCAAGGCGTGGTTTATGAAGCTGCGCGAGATGGCTGAGGCCGTGAACACCCAGCAGGAAAAGGTGCAGAGGCAGCGCGATGCTGCTACCAGAGTCACCCAGAACTTCAGCGGTATGCCTATGGCACCCGGCAACGGCGATAAAATTCTGGATGCCGTATGCAGGATGGACAACGAGAGCCGGGAACTGTCCCGGATGATGTCTGAGCTGACGAAGATGCGTGTCGAGGCCATCACCCGGACGTTCTGCATCGTCTATGCCGAAACTGCCTCCAGCCTGCGGGATGCTGAAGTGCTGCGGGCCTACTACATCGAGTGTGAAACCAAAGATGTGCAGGGCAATTTCAAGCTCAAAACGTATCTGGACGTCTCCGTAGAGCTGGGCATCGCACAGTCCACCGTGTGTGAGTGCATCCGGCGTGGGCTGGAAGCTCTGGCCGAAATCTGGCCGGACATCACCAAGAGCTGTGCATAATGTGCAGTATGCCCTAAAACTGAGCCTTATTTTTTTACGTCTGCCCGGTGTGCCATCGAGTTGCCGCCGGTGTGGATGCTGTGCTAAAATGACATAAGCGCACCCGCGCAATGCGGAAACGCGCCGGACATGATGAAGGTTCTTCGGCTGGGCTGGATGGTTTGCGCGAGCTGTTTGGCCTGCCCTCCCCATTACCCTTTATCACGTTCCTTGCGCCACTGAAACGGCCCATGCTGCGTAGGTGGCTCTTTATATGCGGATGTATGAAATGACAGCACCAGCAGCAGGCATCGTGTTGTGGCGGTTTGATTCCGTCCATCTGCACCAGAACCGGCCAACCCCGTAGGCCGAAGTGGACACATGGCCCCATGAACCACCGGGAGCTTGCCGCGGTACCCATACGCGGCGCACCTCTTGGGTTCCTTTTCTCCTTTTGACACGGCGAGACGTTTTACTCTCTATTCCTCCAAAACTTTTGCTTTCTACCAGTCGGAGGCCCCGGAACGCCAAGGCGGTACTTATCAGCCGCCCGCGTGTGTGTCCAAAAATAGCAGCCCGCTCCTGAGCTGACCACCGCAGGAACGGGCTGTTTATATGCCGTTGTAGCTCAATGCAGAGCGGCGGGCATTTAACCCGCGTCACACTGACGATACGCAGAGCTGATTCCTTCCGGCCCCTGTCATCCGGGAGGCTGATGCTCTGTGGTGCTGGTTCAAGTCCAGCCATCGGCTATTTTTATATGCCGCCCTAGCGCAACGTGGAGCGCGTTCGTGGGAGTAGCCACGGAAGGTTCGATTCCGAAAGGCGGCCATTGTACGGCAGTAGCTCAACTGGAAGAGCAGCGGTCTCCAAAACCGTAGGTTGATAGTTCGATTCTATTCTGCCGCGCCAAATATGTGGTCTAAAAAAGTGCATGAACACGCTATTTTTTCGTTATAAACGCTTTACAAAACACCCAAAAAGTAGTATAATAATAGCGTAGAGAGGAACCACAAAAGGTTCATCCAGAAAGGAAGCGAGGACATGGACGAAATGACAACCCCGGAACTGAATCAGTATCTGGAAAATCTGGCAAAGCTCATCGAGGCCACCGCAAAGACCCCTGAAGAAGCTGCACAGATCATCCGCGATAGCAAAATCAAGGTGTAAAAAAATCAGGCTCCCCTGAAAGCCTGCCAGCAGCGGGGAGCCTGAAAAGCGAAAAAAGCCGCCCGGAATCTCTACTCCGGACGGCTTTATTGTATCATATTAGCGCAAAATTATCAATGACCCTGCCCACACGGCGGGGTTTTATTTTTGCCAAAATACTAAATACATGGGAGGTCTGACCGTGGACATCGTAAGCCTGAAACTTTCCGAGCTGCACCCCTATGAGAACAACCCCCGGCAGAATGATGATGCCGTGGACGCTGTTGCTGCCTCCATCAAGGAGTTTGGCTTTAAGGTTCCCATCGTGGTGGATAAGGACAACGTCATTGTGGCTGGACACACCCGCTACAAGGCTGCCCAGAAGCTGAAGCTCAAAACCGTGCCCTGTATCGTGGCTGATGACCTGAGCGAAGAACAGGTCAATGCCTTCCGGCTGGCTGATAACAAGACCGGCGAGCTGGCCCTGTGGGATGAGGAAAAGCTGGCAAAAGAGCTGGAGAGCATTGCCAACATCGACATGGAGCAGTTTGGCTTTGCTCTGGAAGCCGTAGACCTGAGCGAGGGCGTGGTCGATAACCCCTACACCACCGAAACCACCATTCCGCAGTATGAGCCGACTGGAGAGTGCCCGGATCTCTCTGCCCTGTATGATACCTCCAAGACGGATGACCTCATTGCAGAGATTGAAGCATCGAAGCTGCGGCCTGACGAGAAAGGCTTCCTGCTGAGAGCCGCAGGCCGGCATACGGTTTTCAATTATCGGAAGATTGCTGAGTATTACGCCCACGCCTCCCCTGAGATGCAGGAGCTGATGGAAAAGTCGGCCCTTGTCATCATTGACGAGGAAGATGCCATTCGCAATGGCTTTGTGGCCCTCTCCAGCAAGGTTTCTGAGCTGATGGAGGAATGAGCCATGCTTCGTGACGATTTTGCTGTGTTCATCCTGACCCACGGGAGAGCCGAGAACGTAGTGACCGCGGACACCTTGAAGCGTCAGAAGTTTTCCGGAAAGGTCTATTTTATCATCGACAACGAAGATGACGAAGCCGACCTGTACCGTGAAAAGTATGGAGCTGAGAACGTCATCATGTTCGATAAGGCTGCTGCTGTTGCCCGTGCTGATACGATGGACAACCTGAGCGAACACCGGGCCATCTTGTATGCCAGAAACGAGAGCTTCCGAATCGCCAAAGAGCTGGGTCTCAAGTACTTCCTGATGTTGGATGATGACTACAAAGACATTCTGATTCGCTGGCCGGAAGGAACCAAGCTCAAAGGCAAGTCTATGGTTGGGCCGCAACTGGATGGTCTGTTCGAGGCGATGCTTACCTTCCTCGATGCTTCAGGTGCTGCTATGGTGGCCCTTGCACAGGGCGGCGATATGATAGGCGGCGTAAATGGTGGCGGCTACAAGATGGGCCTGAAGCGGAAGTGCATGAATAGTATGTTCTGCCGGACTGATACGCCCGTAGAGTTCCGTGGAACCATGAACGAGGATGTTACCACCTACACTACCCTTGGCAGCCGTGGCGTACTCTTTTTCACGTTTATGCGCTGTCAGGTCACCCAGATTCAGACGCAGAGCCTGTCCGGCGGTATGACTGAGGCGTACAAAGAGAGCGGCACCTATACGAAGTCGTTCTATTCTGTCATGTCCATGCCCTCCTGTATCGAGATCGGGAAAATGGGAGGAAAGCACCAGCGCACCCACCATCAGATCAACTGGGATTGCTGTGTGCCGAAAATTCTGAACGAGAAATACCGAAAGGAGAGGAACGATGCAGAACATCGCAGGGAATAAGATGCTCGCCCACGTTGGCCGCATCGTGGGAGAACATAAGCCTATCACGGCAGACATCTTCCTGAATAATTTTTGCAACAACCGCTGCCCCTACTGTACATACGGACGGTGGGAGCTTGACCCCGGCGCAAGAGCCATGAGCTTTGAGGACTTCTGCAAGTATGCCACCCGCCTGCAGGAAATGGGCGTGGAAGGTTTCATCTTGACGGGAGGTGGAGAGCCTACCCTTGCGCCTGATTTTGACCGTATTACTGACTGGATGGACAAGAAGGGCCTGCATTATGGCATCAACACGAATTTCAACGTGCTGAAGATGCCCAAGCCTGATTACCTGAAAGTGAGCCTTGACGGTTGGGATGAGGATAGCTACGAACAGCGGCGCGGCGTGAGAAAGTACGCTGATGTTGTGAAGAACATTCAGAACTACGCTGCATGGAAACGCCAGTACAGCCCCAGAACGTCTTTGGGCATCCAGTGTGTTGTTACCTCTCCCGATGACGTTTTACGCTTCTACGATGCCAATTATGCGCTCTCTGTGGATTATATCTCGTTCCGGCCCATCGAAAGCACCGGTGGGCAGGCATACGCTATGGCTATGGCAAGGGAGCAGGCTGCAAAGACGATGGAAGTCGTGAAGGAACTGGCGGCGAACGATGGCCGTGTTGTTCTCAACTTCAAGTGGGAACTGCTTGACCGTCAGGAAGATACCTGTACTGCATCGTGGGCGCAGATTGCGCTGAATGAGCGCGGCGAGGTTATGTACTGCTGCCACAAGCCGTATCAGATCATCGGCCACGTTCTCGACCCTGATATTTTGGAGAAGAAGAATCGGGCCACCACCGACATGGCCGGGTGTGACATTCCCTGCCGCATGACCGGCCCGAACCTGTATGCCCACGAGATGATGCTGGCACTCGCAGGCCAGAAAGATGTCTGTTTTATCTGACTTCTCCACCCCAAAAACGAGAGGAAGGTGGTGAAGTGCCAAGACACGTTTTGACCGATGAGGAACGGAAGGTCGGGCAGTTTCAAACCGGTGAGAAAGCGGTGGAGAGCGGAAGGAAGGCTGGTATCGCCTCTGGAGAGGCCAAACGAGCCAAGAAGAGCATGAAAGAGCTGGCCAAACAGCTCATGGACGCTCCTGTCGGAAAAGACCTTGGAAACACCCTTGAACTGTACGGAGTGTCCAAAGAAGATAAGACGTACAGGGCTGCTATTATGGCAAGGCTGATTCAGAAGGCCCTTCTCGGTGGCGACACAACAGCTGTTCGGATGCTGGGGGAGCTGACTGGAGAGCTTGGCACTGGAGCCGCCGGGGTTGATTCTGGGCCGGACTTCACCGTGGAGTATATGCCCATCTGCATCCCGGACAATGGCCGCGATAAGCGGGAGCCTGAAACCATTGCGCCGCAGGCTGGCCCGCAAACCATGTTTATGGCCTCGAAAGCCGATATTGTCATTTACGGAGGAGCCGCAGGCGGCGGCAAGACGTATGCTCTGCTACTGGAGGGCCTGCGGAACAGAGGCGTAAAGGGTTTTGGCGGTGTTATCTTCCGTCACAACTACACACAGATCACCGCCCAGGGCGGCCTCTGGGATGCCAGCCACAAGATTTACGACATTGTTCCTGATGCTGTGCCGGGTATGACCCCGAAGCTGCACTGGACGTTCAGCAGCGGCGCAAAGATAAACTTCGCCCACATCGCAAGCGATGATGACCTGAAGGGCTGGCAGGGCACAGAAATTTGTTACCTCGGCTTTGACGAGCTGACACACTTTTCCCGAAAACAATTTCTCTATATGCTGAGCCGAAACCGCTCCACTTGCGGCATCCGGCCCTATGTTCGAGCCACCTGCAATCCCGATGCGGATAGCTGGGTGGCTGATTTTATATCTTGGTGGATTGACCAAGACACCGGCTATCCTATCCCTGAGCGCAGCGGACAGGTGCGGTATATGTGCGTCTTGAACGACACCATCTACTTTGCCGGGAGCGTTGAGGAGCTGGAGAAGGAACACGGCGTGACCCCTGAGCAGTGCAAGAGCGTGACCTTCATCGCCTCCCGCTTGCAGGATAACAAGATTCTGATGGAGAGCGACCCCGGCTACATCGCCAACCTGAACGCTCTGCTGGAAGTGGAGCGCGAAAGACTGCTCAACGGTAACTGGAAAATCAAGGCCGCTGCTGGCCTCTACTTCAAACGCAGCCAAGTCACCCTGCTGGATGAGCTGCCCAAAGACGTTATCGCATGGGCGCGAGGCTGGGATTTGGCCGCCACTGCTGAGGATGAGAACGGCGACCCTGCTTATACTGCCAGCGTCCTGCTGGGCAAGCGGCGTAATGGCCGCTATATTGTGGCGAACGTGACCAACCAGCGGCTGTCTGCTGATGATGTCCGTACCCACATCAAACAGACTGCCCAGATGGATAAGGCCAAGCACAAGCGCGTTGTGGAGAGGCTACCGAAAGACCCCGGGCAGGCTGGTAAGGCGCAGGCTCAGAGCTTCGTGAAGATGCTGGCCGGGTTCCCAGTCAAGACCATTGCCGAATCCGGCAGCAAGGAGGTTCGAGCTGAGCCTTTTGCCGCCCAGTGGCAGCATGGCAATGTCGATGTCCTGCTGGCTGACTGGAACGAGATGTACTTCTCGGAGCTTGAGAGCTTCCCCGAATCCAAGTTCAAAGATATGGTCGATGCAGGCTCCTCCGCTTTTGCTGAGCTGGAGAGCAGCGCGGTGGCTACCGCACCCACAACTTCCGGCGGGTTGCAGAAGGCCAGCTACTGGAAAAACAAATAACGAGAAAGGAGGCGAACCGCTATGAGCAAAGGCTCTGAGGAGCTGGGCCGTGTAGGTCAGCGCAGATACGGCGGCATCTTCTACGAAGAGTTCCTGCCTGAGCTGCGGGGCCGCAAAGGTGCTGAGGTATATACAGAGATGGCAAACAACGATGAGACCGTTGGTGCCATCCTTTTTGCTGTTGAGATGCTTGTGCGTCAGGCGAGCTGGAACATCGAACCGGGCGGCAGCTCCGCAAAGGATAAAGAGGCCGCAGAGTTCGTCCAGAGCTGCATGGAAGATATGGACATGACGTGGACGGACACCATCTCCGAAATCCTGTCTTTCCTCACCTATGGCTGGAGCCTGCACGAGATCGTCTATAAACGGCGCATGGGCCGCACCAAGGACAAGCGCACCAACTCCAAGTTTTCTGATTGCCTCATCGGTTGGGCCAAGCTGCCTATCCGCTCCCAAGAAACCCTGTACCAGTGGGAGTATGATGACCAAGACAACCTCACCGGCATGACGCAGATGCCACCGCCGGATTTTGGCCTGATTACAATTCCCATCGAAAAGTGCCTGCTGTTCCGTACCCGGAGCCGCAAGGACAACCCTGAGGGCCGCTCCATCCTGCGTACCGCATACCACTCTTGGTATTTTAAGCGGCGTATTCAGGAGATAGAGGGCATCGGTATCGAGCGCGACCTTGCTGGCCTGCCTGTTATCACTGCCCCTGAAGGCGTGAATCCTTGGGATGCCGAAGACCCCGATATGGTCAAGCTCCGTACCGGGCTGGAAGCTATGGTGAAGAATGTCCGCCGGGATGAGAGCGAGGGCGTTGTGCTGCCCTTTGGCTATTCTTTCGAGCTGATGAGCACAGGCGGCTCCCGGCAGTTTGATACCAACGCCATCATCGAGAGATATGATACCAAGATCAGCCAGACCGTGCTTGCTGACTTCATCCAGCTTGGCCATGAGAAGGTCGGCTCTTTCGCCCTGAGTAGCGACAAGACGAACCTGTTTGCGATGGCTATTGGCGCGTATCTGGACATCATCTGCGAGGAGTTCAACTCGCACGGTATTCCGGGCCTGATTGACATCAACGGCGAGAGGTTCTCCGGCATCACGGACTATCCGAAGATGACCCACGGGGACATTCAGGACGTTGACCTCAAAGAGCTGTCTACCTACATCAAAGATATGGTCGGTGTGGGTGTCCTTATCCCCGATGAGGCTCTGGAGGAGTTTGTGCGCCAGACTGGTGGGCTGCCTAAGCGCACCACCGATACTGTGCCTACCGAGGCCCGGATGCTGGAGGGCCGCAGGCTGAATCCTGAGCCTGAGCCGCCCAAGACCGCCGCCGGGCAGAGTAATGCTCTGGAGGATGACGAGGCGGCCATTCAGGCCGCGAAAAAGCGTCTGGGGAGGGCTGTAAATGCTGGTAAGGATTCCACACCCCGGTGAGGTCTGGAAGGCCCGCGCCCGCCGCAGCCGGAAAAAGAGCGCAGTGCTGAAGAAGCTGGAGAAGTACCTCGTTGACGAACAGGGAGAACCCATCGAAAAGCTCTGCCGCCTCTGGGGTGACCAAAAGCAGGCCCTCTCCTACAAGGAGATTCGCCAAGCTATCCTGAGGGGAGAGCTGGACGAAGATGTGTTCATGGAGTTCACGCAGGACTACTCCAGATTCGTTGACACCGAGTTTGCCGCTGTCTGGATGAAGGCCCTTTCGGCTGGTGCTATGGCCCAGCCTGCCCTCTTGCAGCTCGACAAGTTCTACTTTGAAACTGAGGCCCCCGGCGCGGCGCAATGGATTGCCAGCCGCGGAGCCTCTTTTGTTACCCGGAGTTCTGAGGTGCAGCAAGAGGCTATCCGCGCTCTGCTGGCCCAGAAGATGACTGAGGGCCATACCGTAGATGAGCTGGCCCGCCTGATTCGCCCGTGCGTGGGCCTGACTGCTCAGCAGTCCGCGGCCACTGTGAGGTATTACGATACCGTGCTGGCCGCCATCAAGGACAACCACCCTCGCATGAAGGCTGAGGCGGCCCGGGTAAAGGCTCTCGAATCTGCCTCCCGGTATGCTGAGAAGGCCCACCGCTACCGCGCCACGACCATTGCCCAGACGGAGCTTGCCTTTTCCTTCAACCGTGGTGCTGACCTTGGCATCCGGCAGGCCCAGCAGGACGGGCTTCTCGGCCCGATGGTCAAGATGTGGTGTACCTCTGGAGATGATGCCGTGTGCGATGTGTGCGCGGCTCTGGACGGCACCATTGTCGGGATGGATGAAACCTTCGAGTATGACACCGGCAGACTCCTGTTTGCTGACCAGAAAAAGCTCCCGCCTGCACATCCACGCTGTGGGTGTGCTGTTGAGTATGTCGAACAGCCAGCCGACTACTGGCAGAAAGGATTTTGATGATTGCATTTAATGACCTCATCACGGCCATGCCGCCCCCTGATACGCCCCCTGCTGAAGGCGGCGTGAAGAAGCATGGCCTCCATATCGCCAAGAAGGATGACGAGCGTATGCTGGCCTTTGGCTGGGCAAGCGTGGCCATCCGTGTGGATGGCGAGCAGATTCAGGACTGGCAGGAAGATATGATCGACCCGGCAGACCTCGAAAATGCCGCGTATCAGTTCGTGGAGCTGTACCGGGAAGGCGGCGAGATGCACGAGCGCGGAGATGTTGCCGTGCTGGTGGAGAGCTGCGTTTTCACCGAAGAAAAGCAGAAGGCCCTTGGCCTCGAACCCGGCACCCTGCCGGTTGGCTGGTGGATTGGATTCCACGTCACCGACCCGGATGTGTGGGAGAAGGTCAAGAGCGGCGAATATTCCATGTTCTCTATCGAGGGCAAAGCTGAGCGCGTGGAAGCCGAATCTTGATAATTCAGCCGAGGGCGAAAGCTCCCGGCTGTAATTATATTCACCCTGAAAGAAAGGAGGACGAACGTGGCAACAAAACTGAAACATCTCAAAGTCACTAATGTTGACTTTGTGGATGAGGGTGCGAACCCGGATGCGTATATCAAGCTCTTCAAGCGCAAAGATGAAGCCGCTGGGGAACCCGGTGCCGGAGCTGACAGCTCTGCTGGTGCTGGATTCTTCAAGCGGCTTTCTTCTGGCCTTGCGAAGATGTTTGGCGTGGCGCAGGAGCCGGTGAGTGCTGAGCAGGATGTCGAGAAGAACTCTGTCGGCTTCGATGAAGCCTATGGCGAGATGAAAAACCGCCGGGTATGCGACGAGGTCTGGGATGTCTGCTATGCGCTCAACCAGTCGCTTTGCTCTATCCTGAGCGATGGAGAGCTGACCGGGGAAGCTACCCGAACCGCGATGTTGGAGAGCCTTGAAGAGTTCGATGCGGCCGCAAAGAACTTCGTAGAGCAGTGGTCCGCTGGCAAGACCGCCAATGTCGTGCTGAAAAACATTCCCATGGACGCGGAGAGCTTAGCCCTTGCGAAGGCTGCCGTGGCTGCCATCAACGAGCAGATTGAGAAGCACAAGCCCTCTGGGAATGACCCTGTATCTACGGACGATGCGGCCAAAAACAACGGCGATGAGCCGGAAGGAGACGATACCATGAAAATCGACAAGTCCAAGATGACCCCTGCCGAGCTGGCGTTTTTCGAGTCTATCGAGAAGCGTTACGGCTCTGATGAGGGCCAGACCCCGCCCCCGGTAGCTCCTGCTGCCCCTGCTGCGCCCGCAGCACCCGCTCCTGATGTGACCAAGAGCCTGACCCCTCCCGCTGCACCGGCGGCTCCTGCAGCCCCCACCTATGCACAGCTCGACCCGAATGTTCAGGCTGAGCTGGATGCTCTGCGCAAGTTCCGCGAGGATTCTCTCGACCGTGAGCTGCACGAGGTCGCCAAGAAGTACGCCATCATCGGCAAGAAGGAAGAGGAGCTTTTCCCCATCCTGAAGTCCATGAAGGCCGCTGGCGGCACTGCCTACAACGACTATCTGGCCGTTCTGGACGAGGCCGTGAACATGGCCAATACCTCTGCTGCCTTCTCTGAGGTCGGCAAGCGCGGCAACGGCTCCACCCCGGATGCTTGGACGCGCGCCGAGGCAAAGGCTGCCGAGATCATGAAGTCCAAGAACATCACCAAGGCGCAGGCCATTGACGAGGTTCTTCTGAACGACCCCGCCCTGCGTGCTGAGTGCGAGAAGGAGGGCTAAAACATGGCAGACGTTACTTTTATCGGCTCCACCATCAACGAGAGCGCAACCGTCACCTTCAAGGCGAAGGCTGAGCTGAAGGACAATCAGGGCCTTGCTCTGGCTCTGAACGAGGGCAAGCTGGAGCTGCCCGCCGCCGGTGCAAATGTGCTGGGCCTCTCCCTGTTCACCAATGACGATGCAAAGGCTGGTGACAGCCTGACCGTTCAGGTGAAGGACATCGGCAAGTGGATTGCTGGCGGTGCTGTTGCTGCTGGCGATGAGCTGGCCGTTGATGCCGCAGGCAAGGCCGTGAAGGCTGCTGAGGACCAGTTCATCGTGGGCATTGCCCTGTCTGCTGCCGCTGCTGCTGGCACGGTTATTTCTGTTCAGCTCACCAAGTCCGGCTATAAGCCGAGCGCATCCTGAGCTGGGAAAGTGAGGTAAAAGACCTATGAGAGACAACATGAACAACGCCGCGGGCATCATGGCCGCCATTGCGAAGGGCTGGAAGCCGAACCGCTACCTGTCCAACATGAGCATGGCCGCCTTTGCTGACCCCAAAGACTACGTTGCCACCAAGATTTTCCCGATGTGCCCTGTGGCCAACACCACCGGCTTCTACTATGAGTTCCTGAAGGGCGACATCTCCCGCGACAACGTGCAGCGCAAGCCTGTCTTTGGCAAGGTTCAGCCCGCAAAGCGCGGCCACACCGATAAGACCTACAAGTGCGAGGTTGACCAGATTCTGGTTGGTGTGGATGAGATCGGCGCACTGGACTACTCCCGCTCTGGTGCCCCTGCCTCCATCGACCCGCGCCGCTCCAGCACCCGCTTCGTCAATGAGCAGATGCTGCTGCACCTTGACCTGATGTTCGCGGATAACTTCTTCAAGACCGGCGTGTGGGACAACCAGTTCACTGGCATTGCCTCCGGCACCCCCGGCGCAAAGCAGTTCCTGAAGTTCACCGATGCCAACTTTGACCCGGTGCATTTCTTCGATGAGCGCAAGCGCGAGATTCGTCTGGAGGGCCGCCGCACCCCGAACAAGCTGTGCCTCGGCTACGATGCGTATCTGGGCCTGAAGGCTCACCCGGACATTCTGGAGCGTGTGAAGTACGGCGGTTCCACCCCGAACCCCGCCACCGTTAATGAGAATGTGCTGGCGCAGCTGCTGGGCTTCAACGAGGTTCACGTCCTGATGGCTACCCACAACAAGGCAGAAGAGGGCCAGCCTGATGATATGGACTTCATCTGTGAAAGCGATGGTGCCCTGATGTGCTACGTCACCGACCACCCGCAGCTGGATGAGCCTTCCGCTGGCTACACGTTCACTTGGGATATGCTGGGCAATGGCAACTTCATGGCCATCAGCTCTTTCGAGGGCGACCCCGCTACCCATGCTGAGTTTGTCGAGGGCCTGCTGTCCACCGATATGCGCAAGACCTCTGACGACCTCGCCTGCTACCTGTCCGCGTGTGTGTAATGGAGGTGTCGGCATGAGCTATATCTGCCTGAAGGCTCTTTCTCTGGGCGGTATGACCTACCAGCCCGGTGAGGGCATCCCCGATGGTGCCATCCTGCCTTCCCGTGTGCGCTCTCTGACCTCCTGCGGCTATATCGCGGCGCAGGGCGCGGAGCCTGCTGCTGAGGCTGAGGCCCCTGCCGGTGAATCTGCTGGCGGTGTGCTGTATGTTCCCATCAAGGGCGATGATGAGTTGACCGTTCCCATCCCTGTGGATGGTGCGGCCTTTATTTTTGCCCTTCAGCAGTCCACGGCTGATGAGGCTGCTGCCATGCTGCAGGATGTCGAGGACGAGAATGTTCTCATCCTTATCCATGCCACCGACAGCCGCAAAAGCGTCCGTGCAGCGGCCAAGGCCCGCGCGGCTGCCCTGCTTCCCTCTGAAGATGCAAACGGCGGCTCTGCGGCCTCCCACCCGCCCGACAAGGCATGATGAGCTGACAAGGAGCGCACTGTATGGCACGAAGCTACAATTACGACCCCTCTGCCATTGCTGAGTACGGCAAAGACAGAATGAGGTTTGAGCTGGGCGACACCGCGACTGAGGGAGGGCCTGACACCACGGCCCTGACCGATGAGGAAATTGAGACCGCCATCTCTGCCTACCCGAAGTCGTGGAAAAGGGCCAAGCTGATGTTGCTGGAAAGTCTGGCCCACCGCTTCAGCTATGAGGTGGACACCAAGACCGGGCCGCTGACGCTGTATCTTCAGGAGCGGGCAAAGCTCTGGAAAGAGATGTACAAAGACCTCAAAAAAGAGGTCTCGCTGGGTGCCGCGTCCGTTCCGCAGCCTCCTGACTGCTGCAAGAAGCCGCCGTACTTCTACACTGGCATGATGGAGAATGACCGCACCGGGAACGTCTGGAGGCACAGACACCATGATTAACGCACGGTTTATGTACCTGAGGCCAGGAAATCTCCCGAAATCCTTTGTCATTGAGCGCGGCAAGGGCGGTCTGAAAAATGGCCGGCCTACGGTGCAGTATGACGGGGACGGAACGGAGTTCCTGAAAGGCTTCCTGACTACGGCGACTGAGGCTGACCGGGCGCATGGAACTGCTGACCACATCGTTACTCACACCATCGTGCAGAGCGGGGGCCAGCAGGTCGAGCGAAACGACAGGCTTATCCTTGGCGATAGGGTTTTCTTCATCGTGGATGTTGACCCGGCCTGTTCCCTTGGTGTAGCCACCATCTACTATGCAGAGGAAAGGACAGACGTAAAATGACAGCTCCGAAGAAAGCTCCCAGCAGGCTGAAAATCGCCGTTGACGATACTGTGAAGAAGCTCAATCAGGAGGTGGCTGCAAGGGGTGTCCGCGCCACGAACGCCCTCCGTAATGCCGAGCTGGAGGTGCTGAGGGGCAAACGCTCTGGCCGCGTCTACCGCAAGCCGCACAGCAAGGCCCGGTACACGGCCTCTGCCCCCGGTGAGCCGCCTGCCCGCAGAACTGGTATGCTGCGCATGAACTGGAACGGTACTGTCGAAAGTGCCTCTTCTGGCTCTGGCATCCGCGTTTCTGCTGTTCTGGAGAGTCAGGAAAAATACTCCGTCTATCTGGAAAATGGCACCCGGCACATGGCACCCCGTCCATTCCAGCAGGAAATCGTGGACAAGGCTGCCCCTGAGATAAAGAAAATTTACAGCGAGAACTATGAGTGAAACGGAGGAAGCCGATGGAGCTTATCATCAAAGAAACCCGTGCCCGGTTCGATACTGAGGCCGTGAAGATGGGCTACGCCCTCTATGCAAAACACGCCTCTTGGGATAAGGGCCGGACTGGAGTAGTCACGGCAGTGACGGACACCACCATCATTGCCATGTTCCATCCTGGTATCGGGAATGTCATCAACCACTTCGCCATTCCTGTGGCTGAGGTTGAGCGCGGCGAGTGGGATGTCCGCTGGTCTGCTGACCTCTCCGAAGTGTATGAGCTGAAGGCTGTGGAGGTGTCCGAAGGATGACCCTCGAAGACCTGATTTACAAGCGGCTGTCTGAGGCTGAAAGCCTCACCAAATACCTTACGCGGTATGCTGGGCAGCCTGCTATCTTTACCCCTGAGGCACCGGGAGACCGGGAAGCCGGATGGGGCCGCACCACGCAGTACCCGCGGGCTGTGTTCAACTTTGATATGCAGGCCGATGGGGAGCGCAAGAGTGCGGGCACTCTTTCTGTCACCCTGATTTGCCGGAACGATTCTGAGGCGGTGCCTGAGCTTATCGAACCGGCTGTCAAGAAGGCCCTGAAAGATGTCCTGCTCAAGGATGACAACGGCACCCTGTACGCCTTTGCGTGGGCGCGGACTGAGGGCTTCTCGATGACCGAGGAGAAGAACGAGCTTCTCATTGGCTCTGAAATCCGCTTCGACATCATGGAGTACCCCCAGCAAGAAACGACTGACCCTGACCCCATTATGGCAATGGCCCGGTACATCAAAGAACTGTACCCGGACAGCATCGTGGTGGGAATTGATAAGATGGCAGATGAAACCGAGGCCTCGAAAGAAGCCCCGGTTTTTTACTGCCGCCTTACAGAAATCGAGAAGCTGGAGGAAACCAACACGGTTGTCTGGATGAACGGGAAGATTGCAATCTCCCTGCTGTGTCCTGACGGAGCCACCCGCCTGAAGATGGCCGCTGCTGTCCTCAACAGCCTCTCTCTCGATGGCGAGGTCACCATGCTGGATGATTCCCCGATGTTCATGGAGCGGCTGACCGCAAACCTCAAATCCGACTACCTGAAGGACGGACAGATCTTCGTCACTGGGCGATATGGTCTGCTCCGCTACAAGGCCGTTGGCTACCCGCTTAGACACCCCAACATCAATTACTAGGAGGTATGACCTATGGCAACGAAAAACGCTGCTGCTGACCCTGTGCAGGCCCCTGCTGAGGCTGAGTACACCGTCAGCGAGTTCGCAGCGAACTCCATGACCCTGTTCGGCGCACGGAAAGAGTGTGTCGAGGCGGCCATGAAGTCCGCAAATGTCACGAGCTGCCCTCTCTCCAAGGCAAAGGAGATTGTGGCGGCCTTTATGAGCAAGGAGGTCAAGTAATATGGCTGGAAGCTATACCCCCGGCGAAAAGAAGGTTCGCCCCGGTGCGTACTACCACATCGGCAAGAAGGGCACTGGCGATACCGCCGGTGCCGTGAATGGCGTTACTGCTGTTCTGTTCCGCGCTGACTTTGGCCCTCTCGGTGCTGCTGTTGAGCTGTCCTCTGATGAGGACTATACGGGCACCTTCGGTGATGCTCTGACTACCGATGCCATCGCTCAGGCTGTGGCCGGTGGCGCAAAGACCATTGTTGCGGTGCGCGTTGGTTCTGGCGGCACTGCCGCAACCATCGACCTGAAGAGCACCGGCGAAAGCCCTGCTGCGGTCGCTACCCTGACCGCGAAATACCCCGGCGCAAAGCCCCTGACCTGCACCGTTCGCAAGACGCTGGCTGATGAGAGCATCAAGGAGTGCATCATCTATTCCGGCACCAAGCAGGTGGAGAAGGTAGAGTTCGAGGCTGGTGCTGGCGAGGCTGGCGCACTGGCTGCGGCTTTTGCAAGCTCCAAGAACTTTATCGCCACCGTCAAGACTGGCCAGCAGGCCAAGGAGCTGGCTGATGTGTCGCAGACCCTGTTCACGGCTGGCACCAACCCCACCGTCAACAACGCTGCGTACTCTGATGCTCTGGAGCTGGTGGAGCCTTTCGAGATCAACACCCTGTGTGTGGACACCGAAGAGAACTCCGTCCATCTGCTGGTTCAGTCCTTCATGTCCCGCATGATGGACGTGGGCAGCCTGATGACCGCCGTTGTTGGCGAGAAGAAGTCTGTTGACCTCGACACCCGCATGGGCCATGCTGCTGCCTTCAATGACGAACGTATGATGTACGTTCTGAACGGCTCTGCCCAGTATGGCGATACCATGCTGGATGGCTACCAGACCGCCGCCCGTCTGGCTGGTCTGATTGGTGCGACTTCCGCAAGCTCCTCCCTGACCCACACCGTTATCAACGGCTTCTCTGGTCTGGGTGAGGCTCTGTCCAACACCCAGATCATCAAGGCCGAACAGAAGGGCTGCATTGTGCTGAGCATGAACAAGTCTGGTCAGGTCTGGATTGACAGCGCAATCAATACCCTCGTCACCCCGCCTGCTGACCGCGATGAGGGTTGGAAGAAGATTCGCCGCACCAAGACCCGCTACGAGCTGATTCGCCGTTGCAACACCACCAACGACAATATGGTGGGTAAGGTTGATAACGATAATGCTGGCCGTGCTGCCATCATCAGTGCCCTGCAGTCCATTGTCGATGAGATGGTGGCCGAGAGCAAGCTGGTGTCCGGCACCGTGGCCCTGAACCCTGCGTACATCCCCAACGGTGACAGCGCATGGTTCCAGATTGATGTTATCGACAAGGATTCTGCCGAGCACATCTACACCGACTTCCTGTTCCGTTTCGCAACCACGGACAGCGAGTGAGAGGAGGAAAACTAAATGCGTAATACTTCTTCCGCAAGCGATTCTCGCCGCACCCGTTCCGGCAAGGATGCTTCCGTCTATAACGAGAACGGCGTTATGGTGGCGTATATCGAAACCTTCAAATCCACTGTGAACTTTGCCAACTCCAAGTACAAGGTTCTGGGCGATATGCAGGAACACGCCACCCCCGGCAGCTACACCGTCACCCTGAGCTTCTCCGCTATCACCATCAAGAGCGAGGAGTTCTTCACTGACATCATGGAGGCTATGGAAGTCGGTGAATCCCCCCGCTGGAACATTCAGGGCGCACTCGGTGGCCGCGATGGTGATGAGGAACGCGTCATGTACCGTGACGTTCTGCCTGATGGCGACATCGACCTCCAGAACTACGCTGTGGGCGACACCATCAAGCGGCAGTTTAACTGCTTCGTCAACAAGCCCCCGAAGCTGGCAAGCCTGCTGGGCAATCAGGCTGCATAAGGCTGCCTGAGAACACGATACCCGATTTTTAACCCGCATGAGGGGAGGCAAGGAGCTTCCCCTCATGTTTATTTTTATATCATGACAAGGAGACATTTAAGATGGCTGACTTTAAGAAAGGCGTTTCCCTTATGACCCCCGAAGCTGCTGTGCCTGAGGTCGATGACACCGAGTATACCGAGGAGGAGGCCAAGAGCGTTATCAAGGCGAATGAGGATAGCTTCATTCAGGGCCTGATTGATGCCGCTGGCTTCAATGCAAACGAAACCCAGCGGCTGGAAATCGTGCGCGATGGCCGCCTGTTCTTCGCCTTCAACATCCACCCCCTGACCGCCGCTGACTACAACCGCTGCAAGGAGAAGCATACCAAATATGTCCGCAGCAAGCAGCTTGGCATGAAGCTGCCCGAAACCACCGATAGCGTGAAGTACCGCTCTGAGATCATCTATCAGGCCACCACCGAGGATGACCGCAAGAAGCTGTGGGGTAACAAGGCTATCTGGAACGCCCTGCTTGAAAAGGGCCTCCAGATTATGGGCCCGCTGGATGTCATCGAGTACTGCCTGAAGGCTGGCGAGAAAGACCGCATCATTGATGCCATCGACAAGCTGAGCGGCTTTGAATCCGATTTGGAGGAAGTCACAAAAAACTGATTCAGTCCGGCGGGAAGATGTGCCTGCTGCATCACATCTTCCAGCGTACCGGCATAACCCCTGATGAGTTCTATCTGAAACCGCCCGGAGTGCAGGCCTTTATGCTTGCGTCCATGCGGGTAGCTATTGAATCCATGCAGAAGGGAGGGGACGAAGATAGCTGAAACAATCCGAATTGAAATCCCTATTGAAACCGTGGACAAAACCGACCCCGGTGTGTCCAACGCCACCAAGAAGCTGGGAAGTCTGGGCGATGCTGCTGATGCGGCTGGCCAGTCCATTGATAGGAGCCGCGAATACGTCTCGAAATTCGATGAGCAGGCCAACAAAACCCAGATGAACCTTGCGAAATGGGCCAAGGAAAAGTACCAGATTTATCTGGAGGCCAAGGAGAACATCTCTCCTGTCCTTGACACCATCGGCGGCGGCGTAAAGTCGCTGGCTGGCAAGACGTGGAGCTTCACTCTGAAGGCTCTGGACTTCGCCACCACGCCGGTTAGAACCCTGTTGAATCTGTTGAAAAATCCCCTGCTTCAAGCGGGGGCTTTTTTCGGGGTAAGTCTGGGCCTGACCGACACCATCAACACGCAGAAAGACTTCGAGGCGGCCATGTCTCAGGTGCAGGCCACGAGTGGAGCTGATGCTGACGAGATGGAGCGGCTGACCAAGAAAGCTGAGGAGATGGGCGCGACCACTAAATTCACCGCTTCCGATTCTGCTGAGGCTATGAACTACATGGCCATGGCCGGTTGGAAAACGGAGGATATGCTGGACGGTATCACCGGCATTATGAATCTGGCCGCAGCCGCAAACGAAGACCTTGGCACGACCTCTGACATCGTGACTGATGCTCTGACCGCCTTCGGCCTGTCTGCTTCGGACTCTGGGCATTTTGCTGATGTTCTGGCTCAGGCCAGCGCAAATGCAAATACCAACGTCTCTATGCTGGGTGAATCCTTCAAATACGTTGCCCCCGTTGCGGGTGCTATGAAGTATTCTGTGGAAGATGTCTCGCTTGCTCTGGGCCTGATGGCAAACGCCAGTGTTAAGGGTTCGCAGGCCGGCACTTCCCTGAAAACCTCCATCGCCAACATGGCCGCCCCAACCGATAAGATGCAGGGTGCCATGGATAAGTACGGCATCTCCCTGACCAAGCGGAACGGCGAGATGAAGTCTTTCAAGGAAGTTCTGGATATGCTGCGAGCCAACCTCGGCGGCCTGTCTGAAACTGAGCAGACTGCGGCGGCAAGCACCATCTTCGGCAAAGAAGCTATGGCCGGTATGCTGGCTATCATCAACGCTTCTACCGAGGATTATGAGAAGCTGACGCAGGCCATCTACAACGCCGATGGTGCTACTGAGAAGATGGCAAACACCCAGCTCGATAACCTGTCCGGCTCCATCACGTTGCTGCAGTCTGCTGTGGATGGCGTGAAAATCAGCTTTGGCAAGCGGTTGAACCCCTACGTCCGTTCTGTGGCTGAGGGCCTGACCGCTGCCATGCCTGACATCGAAGTCGCCCTGAGCGACTTTATGGACTTCGTTGACCGCAAGTACGATGTCATGCAGGCCAAGATGCAGAAACTGACCGCGTCCGATGAGTGGCAGAACGCCGACTTTGGCGGGCGCGTGAAGCTGGCGTGGGATGAGATCGTCTCTGAGCCTTTCAAAGAGTGGTGGGGTTCCACCGGCAAGTCCATAGTATCTAACATCGCCGGAGATGTGGGCCGCGGCATTGGCTCTGGCATCGGTGCTGGGTTGATGATGCTGCTGGGCATTGATGTGTCCGATTCTGTCAACGAGGGCGAATCTGTGGGCAAGGCTTTTGCCAAGGGCTTCTCTGATGGCTTCGATTTCGATGCCATCAAAGATGGTCTGTTCTCTGGCATCGGCAATCTGTTTTCCAGTGCTGGGAAGCTGCTGCCGGGCGGTAAGAGCGCAGACCTCGGCTCTGTGGTATCTGCTGCCATCATCGCCAAAGCTGCTATGCCCGCTGTGAGTGTCGGCAAAGATGTCTGGACTATCGGCAAGGGCATTTTTGGCGCACAGGATTCCCTCGGCGGCGCATCTCTGGTCGGAACCATCGCAGGCTCCACCGGCAATGCTATGGTGGCCGGAACTGGTGTTCTGGGCAGCCTTGCAAACGTGGGCTATGCTGTGGGCGGCGGCAGCAAGGCTGGGCTGTACTTTGGCAACTCCGCTGGTGCCCTGCCTGGCGGCATGGCTGCTCTGGAAGGTGCTGGGGCTGTGGCCGGTGCCGTTACCGCTGGCGCAACCCTGATTAGTGCCGGTATTGATGCCTACACTGCCATGAAGTCCAGTGACAAGGACAAGCAGGCCGCCTATGGGCAGTCTGCTGCATGGAAAGCTGGCGGCGTAGCCACTGGTACGGCTGCCGGTGCCATGCTCGGCTCTTTTATCCCCGGTGTGGGTACCGTTGTCGGCGGCCTTGTTGGTGCTGGCATTGGCGGCCTGACTGGGTATGTAGAGGGCAAGCGCATCAAAAAGGAGTATCAGGAGAGCGCGGAAGCTGAGGCCCTGACCAACGAGAAGCTCCAGAAGGTCTACGAAATCACCGGTTCTTCCACCGATAGCGTGAACTTCAAAACCAAGTCTTTGACAGAGGCACTGAAGGACACGACCGTGACCACCGAGGAGTTTAATACCATGCTCCAGAGGGCCGTGTCTGATGACCTCATTGAGCATTTTGGCAGCCTGCACCTCTCCCTGACTGAAATCAAAGATGTGGCTTCCTCCATTGCCTTCAACGGCATGGAAAGCCAGTTCGATGATTATGCAAAGTCTGTGGAGAGTGCAGCAAACTCTCTGTCCTCCGTAAAGTCTGCCTTCAGTGACCTGAAGAAAGAAAACTGGAAGCTGAGCCTCGGCGCACCTGTGACGGAAGCCGATGTGAAGGAATACCGCTCCAGCATCGACCAGATGCTGTCCAGCACTGCTTCCTACCTTCAGGACAAACACTACGAGGCGAATCTGGCCTTCAAGCTCATCATGGGCGAGGATGCCAACACGGATGGTCTGGATGCTACCTATTCCGCTATTGATGCCCAGTTGGATGAGCTGAAGGAAAAGCTCAACACCGCCATTGATGCCAACATCAAACTGAACGGCGGCGTTCTGAAGCTGGACAGCGACAGCGAAATCCTGAGCTTGCAGCAGCAGATTCAGGATATTACGAATCAGGTGAGCACGGCGCAGGAAAACGCCAAGTTTGATGCCCTGAAGATCAAATACGGCGGGGCGGCTCTGGATTCTGAATCCTTTGCCAGCCTGCAGGAGGAGCTGAAGAACACCGTCAGCAGCATGACCAGCCAGTACGATGATGCTCTGGAGGTCAATCTGACCAACCTTCGCCTCCAGCTTGACCGCGGAGACATCGACCAAGATAAGTTCAACCGCCAGCTTCAGGCCTTGACTGATGGCTATAATACCCAAGTCTCCGACCTTCAGGTGCGGGTTGAATCCTTCCAGCTGGATTCCATTGCCGAGGCTTACAGCTCCGCTCTGGACGGTATCTTGCCTGACCTGAAGGGCACGACATCCGAGAAGCTGCAGCAGGCCATGGACGCTGCCCTGAAGGAAAAGCCCAACGTGGCCGACTGGACGAACTCTGATGTCGTTGAGTGGTTCGACCTGAACGGCATGGATGCCGAAACGCAGGCGGCCCTTGTGCAGCTCCTGAAGTCTGTTGCGGACTCTATGCCCGCTTCGTTTGCTGATTCCATCCGAAACAGTGGCCTGAGTAATGCCACCCGGGATGCTGCTCAAAATGAAATTGATGCAGCCTTCAAGGATGACTTCAACACAGAGGCAAAAATCAACGTCACTGAGCGAATTAAGCTGAACGGTGGCGTTGCAAGCTCCTACGCCGCATCTTCCGGCGTTGTGACCACTACGCCTTCCGGCTCTGGTTCCGGCAGCCGCCTCCCGTATGCTGCTAGAAACAACAGCATTATGGCTGGAGGCTCTGGGGTGTTCCCGTCCAGCCCGTCCAACATCAGCGGCCACGCAACTGGCGGCATGGTGAATGGCCGCGAGCTGTCTTGGGTCGGTGAAGAAGGCCCGGAGATGATTATTCCTCTCGTTCCCGCAAGACGTGAGCGGGCCGTTGAGCTGTACCAGCAGGCAGGAGAAATCCTCGGCGTGACTGCCCATGCAAATGGTGGTCTGGTTGGCTCCGGTTCCAGCAGCTACATAAGCCCGGTGACCGGTAACTATACGGACAGCTACTATGACGGCCACACGAGCCGCCACAATGAGTTTTCCTCCGACACGGTGGATTATCTGTCTCAGACCGTAAACGAGGCTCCTGTATCCTCCAATCTGTTCTCTGACGATGATTCCACCACGTTCACAAGCTCCAGCACTCAGAACGTGGCCTCTACCTCCCAGAATGTGACCGTGCGGCCTGAGGTCACCGTCAAAGTTGATGTGAACCCTGAGTTCAACATCACCGGCGGCGAGAAGTCCGAAGATGAGATCATGGCTGTTATCCGGCGGCACATGAAAGAGATGGCAGACGAGATTGGCGGCGAGCTGGCTACCAAGCTCGATGAGGTGTTCTCTAATATGCCGCTGAAGGGGGTGAACGCATGATTTGTCTGATTCCTGCAGGAGATGGTACCCCGTTCTTTTTCACCCCTCTGCCTGAACAGGTGGAGGTGAAGTACGGGGCCAAGTACCAGACCTTCGACACCATTTCCCGCGGTACTGTGAAGGTGCCGCGCGGAACTGATGTCACGGAGGTTTCTTGGAGCGGTGAATTTTTCGGATTCCCGCGCCGGAATGAAACCATCGTAAATAGGCTGTTCTGGATGCTCCCGGCCACGGCCCGCGGTATCATCGAGGAGTATATCGAAAACGAAACGGTTCTGACCCTTATCATCACGGATATTTGGCTGAACATTGACGTTACCATATCTTCCTTTGATGTGACCGGGTACGGCGCGTTTGGAAACCTGAAGTACACCATCTCTTTTGCGCAGAAAAAGCCCCTCGAAATCTACACAACGGATGAGCTGAACACTGATTCGTATGTGAAGAAAACCAACCCGCGCACTGACCTTGCGGCGGCCAGCACCGGCTCCGGCCAGAGCTATACCGTCAGCAGCGGTGACAGCCTCTGGAAGATTGCCCAGAAGCAGTACGGGGATGGCTCCAAGTGGAAGAAAATCTACGATGCCAATAAAGATACGATTGAGGCTGCTGCCAAAAAGCACGGCAAAAAGAGTAGCGACAGCGGCAAGTGGATTTACCCGGGAGCCTCCCTGATTATTCCGTAGGAGGCTGCTCATGGTCGATGTTGCGAAGCTGAAGTACAGCGTTTCCGTTGTCGGTGATGATGGAACGCAGTACAACATCAAGAACTATATCGAGGCTCTGGGCTGGGAGGAGGCCAACAAGGAAATCTCCATGCGGCTGACCTTTAAGGCCCGGAATGATGATACCTCGAAGGGCCAGCTCTCCAGCATCGTGAAGCTGGGGAGCCTTATCGCGGTAACTGCCAGCGATGGCGGTTCCTTCAACGGTGAGGTGGCCCGTGGCTTTGTGGAGAAGTGGAACCCCCAAGACCGCAACTCTGCTTCCGACCTGTCCTGTATCTGCTATGATGAGCTGTACAAGCTGCAAAAGAGTCAGGACAACGTATATCTGCCTGATGGCACCGGCACACAGTCCGCAATCCAAAAGATTCTGGACGGATGGGGCGTTACCCTTGGACAGTACAAGGGGCCAAATGCCACGCATGGAAAGCTGACCTTCAAAAACAAGTACCTCTCGGACATCATGCTGGAGCTGCTGGATGATGCCGTAAAGAAGGGCGGCGAGAAGTGTGTTATCCGGGCCACGAAGGGCAAGGCCGAAATCGTTCCCCTTGGCGGCAATGATGATGTCTACGTTTTCAAGCTGGACAACACCATTTCTGTCAGCAACAGCCTCAGCACCGAAGACCTTGTGACGAGGGTGAAGGTGGTTGGGCAGGAGAACAAGAGCGGCCAAAGCAAGGTGGAGGCCACGCTGGATGGCCTCACCCAGTACGGAACACGGCAGCGTATCTACCGCCGTGGCTCGGATGAAAAGCTGGCTGATGCTAAATCTGCGGCGCAGGCCATTCTCGATGAGGACGGCAAGGTCGTTGAGGAGGTATCTGTCAATACGCCGGACATCCCATGGCTGCGGAAGGGGTATCTCGTCTGCCTGAAAGCTGGCACATCGCAGGGCAACTACTATGTGCGCGGCGTTGTGCATAATGCGGAAAGCCTGACCATGACACTTGACCTTCTGAAGGCCCCCGATGAGGGCAAAGACACCGGCGGCAAGCACTCTGTGGGTGACGTTGTGAGTTTTCACGGCGGCACCCATTACGTCAGCAGCTATGCTGATGCGAAGGGCTACAAAGCTACTGCTGGAAAGGCAAAAATCACCAAAGACCCTTCCTGCGCAAAAAATGGTGGAGCGCACCCGTGGCACCTTATCCATGTTGACAGCTCCAGCAATGTGTACGGGTGGGTGGATGAGGGCACGTTCGATTAGGAGGTGAACACCCGTGGATATGGATTCCAGCCCCGGCACAAACAAGCTGGGGCTTACCATTGCAAAGCGCATTGGAAAGCAGATGGAGGGCGAAAGCTCTCTTGTGCTGGACTTTGGCGAAATCAAGGATGACGAGAGCCTACTGACGAATACCTTCCCCATACCCATCCCGAAGGGCGAGTACCACGTTTTGCGGAGCCTGACCTACGGGAAGGTTGGTGACATCCTTGCCAAGACGCAGAACATTGGCAGCCCAGGCAGCGGCGAACATGACCACAAGACCTTTGTGCTGAGCAGTGTTCACGGCCCTGTGAAGGGAACTATCGGCACCCCTGCTTCCGGCCAGCCTGACCCTCCAGACCCGCCGCAGAGCAGCGCGGGAGGTGGTGGCCCTGAAGGTGCCCACCAGCACCATGTTCTCGTACCTGAGAAGATGCGGAGCCTGAAGCCGGGTGACCGTGTTCTTGTGGCATGGGTGCAGAATGAGGCTGTTGTCATTGATATTGTGGTCAGCTCGTAAAGGAGGTGGGCACAATGGCCCAAAAGTTATACCAGACCTTTGAGGTGCCGGAGATCATCAACGAGGAAGAGCAGCTCGATAAAGAGTACCACCGCAGCATGAAGTGGAACCCTGAGACTGGCGATTTTGTTCGGGATGGCTCCAACCGGGTGCTGGACTGTGACGGGCGCGAAGCGTTCATGATTTGGTGCTTTAAGGTGGCCCAGACTGAGCGGTACCAGTGCCTGGCATACCCGCGCTCCATCGGCACGGAAATGGAAGCCGTGAAGGATGATGACCGGGAGGTGGCGCAGTCTATGGTGGAGCGCACCATCACCGAGGCCCTGAAGGTCAACCCTCGCACAGAATACGTCCGTAACTTCGAGTTTAGCTGGAACGGTGACGAGTTGCACTGCTCCTGCGTGGTGAAGGGCGTAAACTGGGGCGAGTTCCAAATTTCAATCTGACCGAAAGGAGATGATGCACTACGCAGCCTGAATTTAATACCCCGGACTTCATGGAGGGCACATCGGCTGATGAAATCCACCGCAGGATGATGGCCGAGCTGCCCGATGATATTGACGATATGCCCGGTGGCTTCCCCTACGATATGACGCGCCCGGCTGCTCTGGAGAAGGCCGAACTCATCAACTTCCATCTGGCCCGCGCCCTCATGATTGCCTTCCCGCAATTCGCGTGGGATGAATGGCTCGACCTCCACGGCCAGCAAGTCCACCTGACCCGTCACGAGGCTGCCCGTGCTACTGGCACTGTGACCGTCACCGGCTCTGCTGGTACGGTTCTGGCTGCTGGCACGGTGTTCTGTACCACGGCCACGGATGATGGCCCTTCGATTGAGTTCCAGTCGAATGAGGCCGCAACTATCCCTGAGGGCGGCAGCGTTGACATCGAGGTGACTGCTGTTGAAGCTGGCGCCAACTCCAACGTAAAAGCTGATACCGTGATTCTGATGCTCAAGCCTATCAACAACATCACGGCCATCACCAACAAGGAAAGTATCACCGGCGGTACTGAGCGCGAAACCAACGATGACTTCTACGACCGCATTGCTGTGGAGTACAGCAACAGCATGACCTACCTCGGCAACGACACCGACTACAAGCGGTGGGCGAAGGAGGCTGGAGCTGGTGACTGCATCGTTGACCCCGCGTGGAAAGGCCCCGGCACTGTCCGGCTGGTGCTGGTGGATGGCAACGGCCAGCCTGCGAACAAGGAGCTGCTGGATGCGGTGTTCAACCACATCGTATCTCCTGATGACCGCGCTGCCCGCCTGCTGCCCACCGGCTGCGCAGAGCTGACCTGTGCCGCCGCAACCACCGTGAAGGTGGACTACACCTGTACTGGCCTTATCTATGACAGCGAGCATACCACCGTTGAGGAGATCACCTCCCAGTTTGAAGAGCTGGTCAAGGCTCTGTATGCTGAGGCAAAGGAAAATGGTGTCCTGCGCTACAACGATGTTCGCCCGCTGCTGGCTGACATCTCCGGCGTGACAGACTTCTCCACCTTCCTGATGAACGGCAGCATGAATAACATCACGCTGGCGAATATCGAGTACCCTGCCACCGGCACGGTAAGTTTCAGCTAGGAGGTGCAGCAGGATGAGGGCGAAGAAAGTTGACCTCGAAAATTTTCCCACCAGTGAGAGTGCCCAGCGAATGCTGGCCTCGGTCACCCCCGGCTTTTATGACAAGTCCTATGTTGGCAAATGGCTGTATCAGGTCATGGGCCTTGAATTTGACGAGGCCGAAGAGCTGATTGCCGAGGAGCTGCCCCTGCAGTTCTTCCCCGAAACGGCAACGTGGGGCCTGATGTACCACGAAGTCAAGTGGGGGCTGCCTGTGCGCGATTATCTCTCCTACGATGAGCGCAGGAAGCTCATCTACGAGAAGCGCGACCAGCGCGCCCCGATGACCCCTTACCGCATGGAAACCATGCTTGCCAATGTCACGGGGTTCTGGGCAAACATCTGCGACATCCACGATGGCGGCAAGTATGGCTACAAGGTGAGCCATCCCAATACCTTTATCGCGGTGTTCGTGGGCGAAGGAAGCCTGAATACCAAGGCCGTAAAAAGGCTGCTGGATGCTGCCAAGCAGTCCCACACGACCTATACGATGATTGACCGCATGGACACCGTTCTCGACAGCTCTACTCTGGAGCAGATGCTCTTGCGAAACATCAATATCAAAGCCGCCATTCCGTTCTGGAGGGCGGCTTTACTTGATGGCAGCGGCCATCTCGATGGCTCTATGCTGCTGGATTCCATGCGCGAGTATGATTTGCGGCTGGGCCTGATGTATCGTCAGGGCGAGTTTTACACCCCGCAGAGCGTTGACCTGAGCAGGCTGAGGTTTTACCTCCAGTATGGAGTTTCTGAGCAGTACACCCGCCCGCAAGTGAGGCAGAGCATGGCTGTGTATTTCTGGCCTGCCCTGCGGCTCGATGGCTCTGTGCTGCTGGATGGCTCCGAGGGCCTGTTCTGGTCGCGGCAGGAATGGCCTGCCAGTATCAAGTACAGGCTGGGCCAGTTCGTCACCCAGAATGATGCTCTCATCCACCGGCTGAGGATTCCGCTCAGGGCTGAGCTGTCTGAATCCTATGCAGGCCGGATGAAGTACGAGGGCGAAGTCCTCTTCTGGACAACCCTGAAGCTGGACGGCTCCGCAAAGCTGGATGGCAGTGAGCTGCTGGATAAATCCCGGCAGCCGTGGCCTGTTGCCGCTGCTGTGGCGGTCTCCGCTCCCCGCATGGCCGAGGAAATGGAGAACGTCACTGTTATAACCCGGAAAGACCTTGCGTACATGGACGGTTCCCTACGTCTGGATGGCACAAGGATTTTGGATTCTGAATACCACAAGGAGGCTATCTGATGGCAAAAAATGTGATTATCACCAAGACCGCCAGAAAGAAGCTGGTGCAGGCGAGAGCGGGCATCATCACCCTGCCCAAAATCGTTGGCATGGCTTTTGGTTCTGGCGGCGTTGACAGCAAGGGGGCCGTGGTTCCTCCTACTGACAACCAGACGAAGTTGACCGCTGAGCTGTACCGCAAGGCGATTGACGGGTATAGTGTCCTGTCTGACACCTCTATCCGTTATGAGTGTACCCTGAGCGAGAGCGAGCTGGCTGGAAAGAGCATCAGCGAAATCGGCCTGTATGATGCCGCCGGTGATTTGGTCTGCATCAAGACCTTTACCGCCAAGGGCAAGGACGATGACATCCAGATGACCTACACTCTGGACGATGTCTTCTGAGCCGGGAGGGATACAGCATGAAAAAGTACACCGTTGACCCCAAGACCGCGGCGTATTCTGATTCTATCGAGATCACCGAAACCACCGATACGAACCACGCCGATAATATCAATCAGGCCCCGAAGCAGCTGATGGCAAACACGGCCGAAAACCACCGGCGTATTATCGCCATCGAAAACCGTAAGGTGCAGGCCGTCTACGATACCACCGATGGCGGCCTGAACTTCATCGTTAAGGAGGACTAAAACATGGCAGATACCGTTATCAATTTCCCTCGTGATACCACGCTGAAGCAGCTGAACGCAATCCAGCGCGCCGCTGCTGCTGGCTGCTCTACTCCCGGCGCGGCTGACCTGTGCTATAAGCACCTCGTCGCTCAGGCCACCACCAAGGATGAGGTGGATAGCCTGTTCATCGAGTGGTGGAAGGCCCAGTACGACGCGGCCAAGTACAGCAAGGTTCAGATGCTCGAACGCTGGTTTGGCAACGTGCTGGACGATGACCGCGTTCACGGTTGCACCGTTCCGCTGTATGCCACCAGCACCAGTGCTATCGGCGAGCTGACCGATGACAGCGTTGGCCTCGTCTGCACTCCGTCTACCGCATCCACTCCGGGCCGTGACGACTTCGCACACCTGCCCCAGTTCTGGTGCGTTGAGGTAGCTGCCGAGAAGAAGGAAGATGGCAGCCACGAAATCTTCTACGTCGAGCACATCGACGATCTCGATGATGTCCGTTCCGGCGAGCATCTGTGCTGGGTGTTGCAGAAGAACACCTTTGTCCGTGAATGGCGGGCTGACGGCTACCAGCACCTCCAGATGAAGTGCCACCAGACCACCGGCTTCAAGCAGTGGCGCGAGGGCAAGGACCGCACCGGCCATGTCTACGCCTATATCGCCCACCCGAAGTATTACGCTGGCAAGGTCGGCGGCAAGGCCACCTGCGGCACCGGCCTCGCACCCATCAACTACACCAGTCATACCTCCGGCGTAACCCTGTGGCGCACTCGCGGCACTCAGTATTCCGGCGGCTCTGGGTCTCTGATGAAATTCCTCGACCGTATGATGCGCCTGAAGTACGCTCGCAAGGGCAACTCCGGCACCATCGAGGGCTGCACCTCCTACAGCTTCCAGTACAAGGCAGCCGTGGCCGAGACCGGCGTTAAGCGGTTCATTCTGACCGTTGCTCAGGCCGCAAACCTGTTCGTTGGCAGTGCAGTGTCTATCGGCACTGACACCGATGGCTCTACTGACCGCAACGTGGCTGATGTTCACGATATTGCTACCGAGGTCCGCATTACCGCTATTGAGCCTGTGACTATCGCAGACAGCCAGTATTCTGCCGTGTATGTCAATGTCACCGACACGTTCGATACCGTGAAAGATCAGACCCTCCTGAGCACTATGCCGTACTTCTCCGGCTGGAACGACGACGTTCTTGGCACTGACGGAAGCAAGTACAATGCCACCAACGGCAAGGAACCCGGCCTGCTCCAGAAGGTCGAGTTTATGAACGGCTCCTACCTCATCATCAGCGATGAGCTGTGGCAGTGGGGCAAGGATGCCAATGAGGACTTCACCTTTGACTGCTACGTCTGCAAGGACCAGAGCAAGGTCAGCGGCACTGCCATCACCGAGGATTATGTCAAGCAGGAAAACCTGACGCTGACTCTGCCGAAAGACCTTATGACCTCTTGGCACTGGCAGTATATCGAGGATACCGACTGCGGAGACATCGAGTGGCCCACTGGCGTTCAGGCAAGCGGCAGTGGAGTCGGCTGTAAGGCCGGCTTCGGCTGCGTACCGTCCCCCTCTGGTCTCCGTGCCGGGTGGTGCTTCGGCGCCCTCTTCGACGGTGGCAATGACGGTGTGGCTTGCCGCAACTCGAGCATTTCGGTCGGGTACGCGTACTGGTACGGCTCTCTTGGCGCACCTGACATTGCCGGGTAACGGCGGGGTGAATTGTCCTTTGGACAAGAGGGGCAGCAAGCCCCTCATCGTTTTTTGTACAAGAAACGAAAAGGGTACTGTGGTGATTAAGAAGGCCGGCTTCAACTGCGAACCGTCCACCTCTGGTCTCCGTGCCGGGTGGTGCTTCGGCAACCTCAACGACGGTGGCAATGACGGTGTGGCTTGCCGCAACTCGAACAATTCGGTCGGGAACGCGAACTGGAACGGCTCTCTTGGCGCAACTGGTTACGAGCGGAATGTATATCCGAAAATCATTGCACCACAGCATCCTCGCTTATGTGCGAAAATTGCTTGAAACCGGCGGAGGTTGGTACTGAAAGGGAAGACCACCGATAGTAACCAGATGATATACAGAAAGAAGGTAGCAAAGTACGATCACGAGATGCAAACCAGCGGAGGTGAACATCGACTCCGCAGCATTCAATCTTCCTGCTACCGTTAAAGCATTCAAGGGCAAGTTGAAACGGAACGACTTCCAGCGCGAACTGGTTCATACTGGCCTGATAAAGAAAAGCGAGATTGCTTTTGAGCGGCTGGACAAGCACAATGACCGGCCTAAAACCAACGCAGCCATCGCCGCCTACAACGACTATCTCACATCCTGCATCAACGAGCGAAACCTTGGCCTGAAGCCGATTCGCTGCTTCCAGCGTGTTGACGGTCTTACGCAGAAGCTCCGTGACATCTGCCAAGAAAGCCCGAAACAGCAGGTCTTTGAGTACATCGCTGTTGAAGCGTTGATGCCCCTGTTCCGCGCCAAACTGCTCCCTGTTCAATACGGCAGTATCCCCGGACGCGGCCAAGTCCTCGGCAAACGGAAAATCGAACGCATTCTCCGCATCAAGCTGAAATGCAAAATCACCGTGGCGAAAGGCGATGTCAAGAAAGCATATCCGTCCGTCACTGTCGAGTGTTCCATGAATCTGCTCCACCGAGACATCCGCAAGAATAAGCCCTTGCTCTGGTTCGTTGGCGCATTGATGGATAATTACCCCGGTGATCACTTGTGCATTGGCAGCTACCTCTCCACATGGCTGTTCAACTACGTCATGTCCTATGTCTTGCGGTACGCAATGAGCCTTGCTCAATGCCGCCGTGGAGTGCGAACTGCATACGTCAAAGCAATCGTCTGCTATGCGGACGATTTTTCTTTGTTCGGATTCTATTCGCAGCTCGTCAAGGTCATACGAAAATCGACCAAGTTGGCTAAGGACAACCTCGGCATCAACATCAAACCTGCGTGGCAGATTTACCGGCCAGACACGTTTGAGGAGGAGAAAGAGGTACACCGTGAGAGAGCCGCTGGCAGCCACCGGCGCACCGAAGGCGTGGACATGATGGGTTTTGTCATTCGCAGAACCTACACCATCATCCGAGGCCGCATTTTCCTGCGCATCCGCAAGCAAGTCCTGCGAGCATGGAATGACATCAAGCGACTCGGCTATCTGCCGTGGTGGAGAGCTTGCCGTATCACCGCCTACAAGGGATGGGTAAAGTTCTCCGATAGCGTGAAGTTCGCCGTAGCATATCGCTTTTATCCGTTATTAAAGCTCGCTCGAAAGAGCGTTAGTACGCATGGCCGAAAGGAGTATGTGAAAAATGAGCAAAGAATTCTACTCGTTGCAGCCTCTGGCTGTTGAGGTGCATCCTGTCAGCACTGGAACTGACATCATTCTGCGCCGTGACATCAAGGAGTGCACCCTGACCAACACCGTCACCGATGACGACGGCAACTCCGTCGAGCAGGAGTCCACTGCGTTTTCCTGCGAGGAGGTCCAGTACCGCTATCGCGGCGAAGTGACCGCTGATGAGGTGTCTGCTAAGTTCGACTACTGGTGGGACATCGCCAGTGGCAAGACCGAGGATGAGGCCGATGACAACGAAGCCAAGCGCAACGATGAGCCGACCCTCACCGAGCGCGTGGACACGCTGGAGAACGCTTTTTTGGAGCTTGCGGAGGTGATTTTCAATGGCTAAGTTCTATGCGATGCAGATTAAACTGCACAAGATCACGATTGACGATGTGCCTGAGCGTTATCAGGCCGCCGTCAAAGCCCTGCTCAAAGCCGATGCGTAAGGGCGAGTATTACAGCCACGACCTGCTCGAAATGGCAGCCTACGGCATCCTCGGTCTCCAGCGCACCAAGGAGAACGAGGAGAAGGTGTTAAACCTCCATAATCACCTCATCTGGAAGTCGTATGAGCGCGGCAAGGATGATGTGACCGATGCCATCATGGACGAAGCAGAGCGTTTGGCTGAATCCGAAGAAAGCTCACCGTTCGCTCTGCGGTGAGCCAGATACAGGAGGCTCAAGGTGAGTATTGTCACATTCAAGAGCGGCGATAAGACCGCCCTAACCGAGAACTTCACACGCAGCGAGTTCGCTTGCCCTTGTGGGTGCAACTCGCAAATGATCGAGCAGGAACTTGCCGATAAGATTCAGGGCATCCGGGACGACCTCGGCAAGAAAATCCGTATCACCAGCGGCTACCGCTGTGTCAGCCACAACGCCAGCAAGAAAGTCGGCGGCAGCAAGCAGAGCCGCCATCTGTACGGCATCGCTGCCGACTGGAGAACGGAAGACCGCTCCATCAACCCTGTCTGCCTTGGCATTCTGGCGCAGAAAGCCGGGTTTGGCGGCATCGGTATCTACTGGCACAGCAGGGGAGCATTCGTACACACCGACACGCGGGGCGGCAAGGCCACATGGCTCTGCACCACGCCCGGACAGTACCCCAGCACCAGCTACAACGCATTCATTCTCCCGACCATCGAACAGGGGTGTTCTGGAGCTGCAAATCGCAGCGCGACCATCATGCTCCAGAAGCTCCTGAAGGTCAACGCTGACGGCATCTTTGGCTCTGGTACGACCAAGGCTCTGATGCTCGCCCAGCAGAAGCACGGCCTCGTGCCCGATGGCATCTGCGGTCCTAAGAGCTGGACCGCGCTGTCTGGCGCAAGCAAGTATCTGCGAGAGGGGAGGTGATACCGATGTGGGATTTCATCATCCAGTATTGGGCTGAGTGGGCGTTTGGGCTTCTCGGTACTGCTGTCATCGCGGTGGCCATCAAGTACAAAGCTCTGCTCGACGGCGTACTGGCGATTCTGCACGACCGCATTTATCAGGCTTGCCAGCATTATATCCAGCAGGGGTATATCGACATGGCTGGCCTGAAAAACCTCGAATACCTCTACCGAAGCTACCACGCTTTAGGCGGAAATGGGACCGGGACGGAGCTTTTTAACAGAGCCAAGGCCCTGCCCATCCGTGACACCGATGTATGGATTCAGAAAGGAAAGAACACTATGAAGGAAAAAATTTCTGCTGGTACTATCGCTCGCACTGCTGTCCTGCTGCTGGCATTGACGAATCAGGTGCTGTCTGCCCTCGGCAAGCCCATCCTGCCCATCGACAGTGAGCAGCTGGAGCAGCTCATCACCGCAGGCTTCACCACCGTGTCTGCCCTCATCAACTGGTGGTACAACCAGTCCTTTACTCAGGCTGCTATCGAGGCCGATAAGACCTACGACAAGCTCACCAAAACCATCCACTGATGTTTTCGTGGAGCCGCGCAGACATACCTTTTTCGTGAGGTGACGAAAATGGTCTGTGCCTGAGGTGCTTACATTTTGTTAGCACCAGCAAAATGCCCCTTTTGGAGAATGAGTTCGACCTAAGAGGCCCAAAAAGTCGAACTTAACCGCTGAATATGCACAAAAACGGCCATTTTTGAGCATTAAGCCTGCTAAAAAGCCGTGTTATTGCAATTCAGCCCATTTTCTGGTAAGATGTGCTCACTTGAAAGGCTGCAGGCCTTTGTAGAGAGTGGGCGGCCCTGTGGGGCTGCTCATTCTTGATTTTTCATTTGGCTGCTGCGGCGGCAGGGCCTTCCTCTCATCCGCACCCTGTGTGAGACGAAAGGCCCCAATATTAGACGAAAATCCCCCTGCTGATACCGAAGCCTCACGTTCCACGCGAGGTCTATGTAGGTACAGCGGGGGGATTTTTTTATTTTGCCTGCTCTCCCGGCGCGTCCGGCTCATAGTCGTTCTGGAACGCCTTGCCGGAGCTGGTCACTGTCTGGACTGTGCAGCCCATCAGTGACACGATTTTCAGATAGTCCGTATAGGTGAATGTGCCCCGGCAGAGCCTGTTGCTGAAGCTGTGAGGAGTGCAGCCCATACCGGCGGCGAGTTCCCGGACGGTGGTTCCCGTTTCGGCCATGAGCTGCTTGATAACTTTTGACGCTGACATTTTACGGCCTCCCTTCTGCATCCTATTATACATGGTTTTATCCCGTTTGGCAATACGAAATCCTCAAAAAAGAGTATCTTTTCTATTGACAATATACCCTCATCGTGGTATTATATCCTCAGAACAAGGGATGCAAACAAGAATTGATGTACTTTAGGAGGTACTTACCATGATGAAGCGTTTTGAAGTCGGCCACACTTATTACGACCAGTATGCTTGTGACCATGAGACCCTGAGCGTTATCAAAATCGTCAAGCGCACCCCGAAGACCGTTGTCTTTGAGCGTCACGGCAAAACTCGCCGCGCAAAGCTGTATGAGGACAGCAACGGTGAGTACATCGTTCCTGACCACTATTCCATGGCCTGCGTCTACCGCGCAGAGCGTGAGCTGGTTGATGGCGAGCCTGCCACCGAAGAGCGCATTATCACCGCCGATGTGCCTGAGGCTTGCGGCGACATGGACGCTGCTGATACCACTGCTGATGTAGAGCAGGCTGGTGCTGATAACTCCATCCGCTTCCCGGCTCCTGCTGCTGAGCAGCCTGCACAGGCCCCGGCTGCTGGCTATGCTGTGGCCGATGCTCTTGTTCGCTACACTGTCCGTCAGGCCGCCGGTGTGCTGTTTGGAGGCTGTGAGCTGAGGGCGAAAGAGCTTGACTTCCTGATGGCGTTGACTGACCGCTCCGGAAGGGTGGTCAAGTGATGGCCCTACGCCACCCCTGTTGATGCGCCGCCCCGGGCGGCATAATAATAAGATGCCCTGAAGGGCAGGAGGAACGAACGATGAAAACTTTTGATGTGTTGCACGATGGCGATAAGGTCTGGAACGAGGACGATGGCACCATGTCCGTGATGTTCTGCGACATCTACGGTGATGGCAAGAAGATCATGTGTCTTGCTGATGACCGCAGTGTTTACCCGGCCGGCCAGTTTGACCCTGCAGATTGGGAACTGCTGGAGAACAAGGAGGGCTGAAAGATGAAGTACGAGAACATGAGCATTGAGGAGTTCGTGCAGGCCACACGCACCTTCCGCGTGGGCGATAAGGTGGGCACCACCTCTGTGCGCAAGTCTGATGCCCCGGCGTATGCTGCCTATGTGAAGGCCCACAAGCCTGAGATTCTGGCCTTCCTGCTGGGGAAGGAAGAAGCCCAGAAGAAGGCAGCCGCAGACCGGCAGGCAAAGATTGATGCCATCGAAGGTCTGAAGGAGCTGGAGGCTGCAAGCGAAGCTCTGTTGAACTACCGGGAAGCGTTCAGCCGGGCCATCGAGAATGACGACCCCATCTTTCCGAGCAAGCCTTCTGTCACTCCTGAGGACATCGAGGCCATGCGCAAGAAATATCCCCGTGCTGCTGCATACCGTGAAGCTGAGGCCAGATCTCTTTCCAGCCACTATGTGCAAGCCAGCGCGTACAAGAAGGCTCTGGAGCGCATCATCAATGGTGAGGACTACGAGAAGGCCCTTGCGGATGCAGAATCTGAGTGGAAGGCATATCTCACTGAACACATTTGGGATTGAGTAAGAAAAAATAGGAGCCGGGAAGCTGCTGGAAGGCAGCCGCCCGGCTCTTTCTTTTTGGATTTTGCAAGGGCTTTTTGCCTTTCAAAATCCGAAGTGGGGCCAAAAGTGGGGCCAGAGGATAAAGAAAGACGCTGATTCTTTACGAACCAGCGTCTTTTCTACGTGGAGCGGGCAATGGGAATCGAACCCACCTCCTCAGCTTGGAAGGCTGATATACTAGCCGATGTACGATGCCCGCGAATGCAAGAAATAGTATAGCATGGTTTGGCCGAAATGTCCAGCATAAATTTTAGTTTTGCGTCGTTTGGCGGGACAAATTGCTTTTTCTGTTTACTTTGCAGGCATTTTATTGTAAAATAGACAGAAGAAACAAGGCCGTCCTTCCCGGCGGCTCAAATATCATAGGTGGTGTATTGATT